TCACGCTCCACCCACCATCCGCAGCTCCAGCGTCGGCTTCTGGTAGTCCTCCCGGATGAACTTTCCGTAGGTCCGAAAAACCATCTGGACGTCCTCGTGCCCGAGTTGCGCGGCGACATACCAGGGGTTGTGGCCAGCCGTGAGCAGGGTGGAGGCGTAGGTGTGCCTGACCTGGTAGGGATTGCGGTAGTCAATCCCCGCGCGTGTGCAGAGCGGCAGCCAGAGCGTCTTGCGGATCTGGGCGTCCGTCGCCCATGGCTTTCCGTCTCTCGGGTTGAGCATCACCCGGGCACCTCGCAACCCCAAAATCAGCCTCTGCGCCTCCAGCGCACGAACAGCTTCCTCCGAAAGATCCACGGACCGGATCCCTGCAGCGGTCTTCGGCGCTTTGATGACGCCGGCCACCTGGTTGAGTTCGATGCGCGCCACGCGCTTCCCCAGATCGACGTGAGCCCATTCGAGGGCTTGAAGCTCGCCGGGGCGCAACCCTGTGGCGAACCAGAACTGCATCATGGGGAGTTCGTCGGCCCGGCATGCCTGCAGCAGCTTGCCCCGCTCAGCGAACGTGAAAGGCTGAACCACGTAGTCGCTGGCCTTGGCTGTCTGGCGGATCAGCTTCGCCAGGGCCACGCGATCGAACGGATTGAAGGGGATCAAACCGTCGTTCAGTGCATCCTCGAAAAGGCTCCGGAGTGGCGTGAGCGTGTTACGGATCGCCTTACTGGTGCAGTCCATCTTGCTGATCCAGGCCCGCAGATCACTGGGTGTCACCTCTGCTACCTCCATGCCGTGCCACTGTCGCATGCGTTCGCCGGTGATGGCCTTGACGTATCCACGGTACGTGGACGGTGACATCTTCCCGTTCTTCACCTGGTGCTCGTAGGCTTCCTGCTGCCGCTGCAGCAGGGCTTCCATCCGCTTCGGCTGCCCTCGAGCGACCGCAGCCTTGGGGCTTTCGGGGAAAAAGGCCGCGTACTCAAAGCTGCCATCCTTGATCTTCTGGCGGATTTCCTCTCGCAGCAGAGCCGCTCGCTGGAGACTGGACTTTGTGACGGGACCGGGTGGCAGGAGCTCACGGCATGCACCGTACTCCGGGTGAGAAAACGCGATCTGGATACGGTCGCCGCCGACGAGTTTCCGGAGTTTTACGCCCGGCGGTGTTTGGGGAGTTGGTCGTTGATCCATTGGTCTGCTGCTTTGATATTGACGTAGATGCGGCGAGCAATCACGGCGACTTGGACGCCTTCTTTCCAGACGCCATTTTTTTTGCGCTGCTTGACTGTCTCTCTCGTCACGCCTGTGATCTCTTCGTACTTCGACGCCATAACCCATTGGGGCTGTGGCTCGAGCGAATCAACTGTGGGCGAAGCGGCTTGTCGGGTTGAAACAGCGTGTAACGTGGCGACGCGCGTTTCAGGACTGCCTTTTGAGGACGCTGCTTGTTTGATCTGGTTCACGTTGGTGACTCCGGCGGGTAAGCCATTGGAAGTGGGGCGGGGCGCCCGCATTGAGGTAGGCATCCCATAGAACTTGGCCATCAGGACACCGCGTTTGTGTGTTGGGACTGCTGCCGGCGGCGGTACACCCCCGACAGCTGGAGTGGTGGAGTTGGTAGGCCTTATCGGCTGCTGCCCAGTCCGGGTTAGAAGAAGGGGTCATCCTGCCTGGCCCAGCGGCTGCGGTAGAGGTGCCTCTGTTCGGCGTTCCGTGAACACGGTGGTCTTTCGCTCGGCTTGGTAGAGCTGTTCGGCCATCTCCAGCAGTCGCACAGGATCCGGGAGGCGCCCGGGCCTGCCGCGCGGCCCGGCAATCTCAGCGCAGAATGCCTGGACCAGTTGCTCCTGTCCCGGCAGCATGCAATCGAACGATGGCTCCCACGCTGGCATTGCGCGCAGCTCGAGAATCTCCCGGGCGAATTGCCGGTAGCCCCAGTGCTTCATAAAAGACTCAGGACCACCGGGCATGCGCGCTGCGACGGCGTCGATTTCCGCATCGGTCAGGCGAGGCGCTGGAGCGGCTCGGCCGGTGCACGTCGGGCACTGTCCGGAAGCTGCCATGAAATCACCGGCCCAGCTCGCGGCGGCATGCTCACCGCCACATGCGCAGACCACCACATCAGAGGAAGCAGCCGAGTGGGCAGCCGGCGCCCCGGTCAAATCTAGCAACGCGGTTCCCTTCATGAAGGCATGCGATACGGCACGCGCTTCAGTCGCGGTCAGCCCGGTCACGGCGACTGACCTGCCGTTTGGCATCTGCAGAACGAATCCAGAGGAGGTCGTGGGTAGCCCGATCAGCGCCTCGGTGTCGAGCTGTCCCACTGTGCAGACCTGACCGGAGAGAGAAAGCAGCGGCTTCTTCATGAGGAAATTCCTTCGATGGCGGTAGAAACTTCGTGGCTGCAGAGTGCGTCCACATGCGAGTTGATGAGTGGAGCGGAGAGGTCGAGCACGGCGCGCACCAGGCGGTATGCGTCGGGCTGCCGGTTGATGTCTGAGTGGGCGGCGATCCAGCGTGCTGCTTCGACCACCTTCACCAGGATGTCGTAGGCACGAAAGTCCGGGGCTGTAGCTAGGCCGACAGGGGAGCGGGGCTGCTCATCGAGGCGGACGCTGCCCTCGTCGGGGTAGTCGGCAAGCCAACAGAACAAGCCTGCAGGCTCTACGCCGTGCCGAGTCTGGCGCGCCGGGCCGGGTTGCATGCAAAGTGTGTGTGCGAGCTGGTCGGGAGTGCGTTGAGGCGCAATCAGTCCAAGCGCGTCCTGGAGCTGGTGGCCGTTGATGGTGATGGCGGAGAGGTGGGGGACGAAAACCTGCGCCTGGATAGTCGTGCTGGTGCGCATTCGCGGCTCCTTGGTTCAGAAAAGCGGGGGTGGGGAGCCCTGCAGTCCGGCATGCCACAGCGCTGCCAAGATCAGTGCAAGGAATGACGAGAGCAGCCAAGCAGCTGCTGAACGAATGCGACTCATCGAGAGAGCTCCGCAAGCTGTTCTGCTCGCTCAGCCTTCTGCTGCGCTTTCAGCATCGCAGTCGCGTACTGAACTTCGGACGCCACATCAGCATCGACGGCAGCGGCGTCAGGGCTGGAGGCGCCAAGGCCTACTGATGCCAGGAGGGCAAGCAGCGCGACGGTCCAGCCGTGCCGGATCAGGAAAGCAGCTGGCGCGTTCATGCGGCGCCTCTTGGTGCCTGGCAGGCTTGAGAAGCGTCGCCGATGCCTTGCAGTCGAGCGTGGGCGGCAAAGCCGAGGGTAATTTTGGTCATGTGCGAGCGAAAAAAAGCCGCGTCTAGCGCGGCTGTTTGAAGGCGGTCACGGCTCAGTGCTCAAGGCGGTGCAATCGGCTGCCCGCACCGCGCCATGGGTGGTTGTCTGCGGGGCCGGATTTAAGCGCCTCGATGGTTCGGTCTTCCGGCGTCTTGCCATCGGCGCCCTCGCGAACGGCGGCGGGCAAGCTGGGGTGCGCTCGCTCCTCGCTGCCGTCCTGATGCTCGATGAATGGAAGGGTGATCGCGCCCTGAATGACGCGGGCGTACTCCACTTCAACCTTGGACATGTCGATCAGCAGTCGAGACGTTTCGCACACCAGTCGTGCGCGGTCCAGATCGACCGGCTTGTCCATGTCTACCAGCTGGTCCAGCTGTTTGAACAGCGTCTCGCGCAGCTGGTCGATGTTCTTGCCCTTGGTCTTGCTTGGAGTCATATTTCTTCCTTTTGGGTGGTTGTTTCGCTTTGAGCCGCAGTGCGTCGATCACTTGGCCCGCTGAGTCCACGATGAGCCGGGCTCGTTCGATGGGGATGGTCGCCCGGTGCGTCCGGAGAGTCTGCAGAGCGGCCTTGAGGCGACGTAGGTCGTCGGTGTCTTCGGTAGCGTTGTCGCTCGGGGCTGTCACGATCGAGCCTTTGCTATGCCGAGTTGGAAGGCCCGGTGCGTCACTGCCTTGGATGACCGGTTGAGCTGCTGCGCGACCAGCTTGCTGGGCATTTGGCCGTAGAGTCGGCGCAGTGCCTCGTCATCCGCCAAGCGCCATTTCTCTCGCCGAGAGCCTGTCAGCTTCTCTGCAGCAAGCCGCTTCTGGATGGTTCTGGCCGAGCGTCCTAATGCGGTGCTCAACTCACTGGTGGACATGGCGGGGCTGTTGGCGACAAGAAACATCTGCTCTTCGCGCGTCCAGTGAGTACCGGACTTCGGGCCAGGATCGCGAGAGCCGATGCGATCTCTTTCCAGCCTGCTCAACTGCCAGCCCAGCTGAGATTTCAGATCCATCAGCTGCTTTTCGTGGGGTGTGGCGAGTTGTCGGGCTGCGTGAACTGGGAAATCTTCAGCACGTACGAGCTTCAAGTTCTGCACGGACCGCTCTGCGCCGCGCGGGACGATTAGAAGAAAGCCAGATGGAACAGGCCCATGTGACTGCTCCCACTCGATGACTTCCACTCGCCGCCAGTCCTTGCTCCGTACCCCCGTCGCTGCAATCTTTCTCTCTCTCACCCCGCGAGCTATCCGCTCAGCCCCGATCGGCAAAGTGGAACCTCGATTTGATTCTTTGCGAACCCCGATGACGTGAGCCCGCGCTCTCACGGCCGCTTCTGAGACGCCCAGCGTCTCCGCTACATCTGCGACCCGCGTTGATCTGTACTGTGCTCGCAGGTAGTCATCGTCCGTTGGTGTCCAGCTCTTGGGAACTCTACGCCTGCCATTTCGCCGGCAAAGATTCATTTCCTGAGCTTGCTTGTAGACCGCATCGCAGGAGCGACCCACGGCTGTTGCAACATCCTGAACGGCAACAAAGCCGTACTGGGCTCTCATGATGGCCAGATGCTGCTCGCTCCAACGCCCGATCCGCCCGCCTCTGTTGAGCCCCATGTCCAGGGCTTTCTGAGAGATGGCTGCGCGCGTGCGGCCGAAGCTGGCCTCCAAGTCATCCCAGGAGCAGTGGGAATAGTGAGCGCGGAGTCGCTCCAGCTCCTCTGCACTCCATGCGGGTTTTTTGGCCATAGAAGTTCCTGAAGGTCACGGCCTTTAAGGCCGTGGTGGATTGGTGAACCTGATGGGCGCCATCGTGACTGCAGCCTTTGTTGAAAAGCTGCAGTCACGATGAGCCGGCGCTGGCCGGTCATCTGCACATTTCGTCCGACCTCGGGCAGTCGGCAAGTGCCCACGCGGTGCGTGGAGCAGGTGAGGGGGAGCGACGTTCGCTGATGCATCACCTGGTTGCGTTTTTCTGTTCTTGGCCGCGCGCTTCTCTGCCGCCTCAACCAGTCATCACGCCGCTGGTCTGCGCCCACTACCCCTCGAAGGGCTGCCGCTTGAAGTCCGAAAATCAGACATCGAGCGATCCGCGGGATCAGTTGCGAAAGCGATGTGATGGACGGGCAGGGCGGCGAACTCCTGCTACCGCGTTTACGGACCGGATGAATCTCCCGGCGAGCCGGGCTCTGTAAGTCAATCTGCCGTGCGTGTCTCCGTTGCCACCAGGAACCCCCGATGGCTCTCCACGCCGCCGCCCATCACATCGCATTCTTTTAAGGAGCCTGGGGCTCTCCGCCGATCCGCTTGAGCCAGACCTGCGAAACGCGCTGGCCTGGTACAAATTCTAGCTGTAAGCTAGTTGTAGTCAAGCTGTTGGCTAGAAATAAATGCGAAGTTGTCTAACTGGTCGTCACCCAGCCGGCATGTTTCCGGTGCGCGGCGCCGCTAGGACAGGGGAGGGGGCACCTGCGCGTGAGCCCCAAGCGTTAGAAGTCTTCGCCGCGCCACACCTTGACGACGCGCCCGAAAACCTGGAAGTCCATGCCCTTGACGATATCGAAGGGGTCGTATCGGGGGTTCTCAGATTTGGCGCGAATGATGACTCCATCCAAGGTTGGAATGCGTTGCAAGCGCTTCACGAATCCCTCTTCACCGACGCGGAAGAAATAGACGCCGTCAGTGTCTGCGCGGACGATGCCCTGGTCCACCAGCAATGGGTCGCCTGGGTTATAGAGGGGGCGCATCGAGTCACCGAACCCGGTGACGATGGATAGATTTGCGGGGCTGGTGATGCGATGCACATTCTGCTGAACCCAGTCATGGGTGACGGTCCAACTCTTGATCACACCAGGCTGGTTTTGCAGCACCAAGCCGTGGCCCATCTTCCCCCCGGTGTCGAACTGCGGGATTGTCAGTCCGCTTTCTTCTATCGGCGTCGTCCCATGTGGTGAGGGAATGGGAATCGAGTCGTCCAGGGGACGGTCGAACCAGTCATCCGACCTGCCGTTCGCGTACACGCGAGCGATCGCGCGAGCCGCATCCGGGCCTATCACAGGTTTCACTCCCTTGTACAGCTGGTAGATGTATTCCTCTCCTAGCCCTGTAGCTGTCGATACAGCCCGGTAGCCGGCGCGCAGCTTGCCACCTGCATCAGCAGCATGAGCATCCACGATTGATCGCAGGTGTGAGATTCGGTTGTCTTCGACGGCCATTCCAGTATTCAAGCAGATAGCTAGTGAGAAAAAAGAGCCGGCAGCTTGTTGCAAATCTAGCCAACGGCTAGAATTCATCATGACAACCATTTCTGCAAAAGAGCGAGTCGTTCTCGCTGGCATCGCTGGCGTCCACGAGCAGTACCTGTACCAGTGCCTCACGGGCAAGCGCGACATGGACGCCACCGAAGCGGCCAAGGCGGAGAGAGTCACGGACGGGCGACTGCGTCGCTGGATGCTTCGCCGGGACTGGGCCGAGACGTGGCCCGAACTGACGAAGCATCCGGACGCTCCTGCCGCGAGCCGGGCGCACTGAGCGGTCCGCCCGTCCACGCCATCACAAAGCTCCATGGACTCGCGCGGCAATAGCCGCCCGAGCTTCGAAGCTGCTTCGCCCGACATCGTTGGCCCGGCTTCCGACGACCTCACCGCCCACCAACCCCACTTGGAGACTCATATGAGCCACCACGGCCCTGCCTTGTCCGTCGCCGAGCAATCGGCTGTGCACGCGATCAGCCAAGCCCTCCTGAATTTCCCACTCGAGACGCGCAGGCGCCTTGTCCAGATCGCATTGAGCAAGCTCGAGCGAGCAGCCGACTGCGACACGCCCATGTTTGCCCGCGGTGTAGTCGGCCCCTTGGGCAAGCTCGACTGCGACCTGAAAACGAAGGTCGATGAGCACACCGACGCGCTGTTCCGCAGCCATTGCGCGATGGCCAAGTCCGACCCCTCCGCAGTCCTCCGCGATTGTGTTTACGCGCTGGTTCACAAGCGCACCTACAGCCAGATGGTTGTCGAAAAGTTGATTCATGACGCCAAGCGTACCGATGCGCTCCAGGCGTTGACAGGGCTTTTTCAGGGCCCCGAATTCGGAGGTGCTCAGCATGGCTGACCCGATTCGTCCCCTGACGCATGAGGTGCTTCACACCCAGGCCGCTGCAGCCGCAGAGGCTGGAGTGCCGCTGGTGGAAGCGAACCACCATGAGGTGGGTACTGCCCTGTGGCACCTGTTCAACAATGCCTATCGCCAAGCAAAACAGCGCGAATGCGAGGTGGCGGCATGACAGTTCACCGAACCCACGATCAGGCCGCACACCCGAGTGCTTCCGCTGGCCGAGAGTGCGTCAACTTTTGCCCGCGCTGCCAGCGCGGGGGGCTGCGTTTTGCCCGCGTCTCCCTCTTCTTGCACTGGAAATTCTGGCTCGGGTCATTGAAGGATCGCTTGCGCCCTGAGTGCACCGCCACGTCCCTTGCATACCGTGCTCCGATCGCGCTGCGTCTCCAGGCTCTCCAGTGCGCTCGGCTCTTGGCGGCCGAGCCCAGCATCGAGCAACAAGTTGCTGACGCGGAGGTTCTCGCCATAGCAATGGACGCGTGGGCGTCTGAGCCGAGGTTACGAAGCCACGTCTACTCGGTGTTTGTGACTGCTTGCGCTGAAGCCGAGTCGGCGCTGCAGGCGATGGACTTAGCCGCGCGCGTCTTCAGGTTTTTGGTGGCTGACGAAGTTGGTTCACCTGCTGCTGAAGGTGCGTGATGGCCTCCTCAACTGCCCCAGTGAACTGGGCGATGCGGACCTTAAGGCTCTCGTCCAGCGGTCCACCGTTCAGACGCTGGCGCGCCAAGTTGTTGAGTTCGCGAGCTGCTTGCGCGACTGTCAGTTGTTTCATGGTCGGGGCCTTTGCTGGGGTGTTGAGGAACGCCCATTCTTGCAAAGCAACCCCGACCGCCCCGATCGAGCTGCCCTCCAAGGTGGCCGCAGTGCTCGCCAGCTCCCTCCACGCTACCGCAGAAGTGCAGCGTTATGTCGCTGCGGCTTTGCCTGCCGAAACACGAATGAGTAACCCATGCCGGTAAATCACACGCCTGTGTTGAATGCATTCCAGCTGGCTGCTGCGCAGCCGCGCGGCGTGCCGAACAGCCACAACCCACCTGGTAAACGTGGCCCGCGATCGACCCGCGGGACGGGCCTCGTTCTGAACTCCCGTGGCCTGTGGCAGGCACCGCTACGCCCCCGCGCGGAGGGGGCTGCCAACCTCATTTCGCGCGAAGAGTGGATCAAGGCCGGTGAGAAGCGCCGCGCCATTTCGAAGGCATCCATCTGATGGCCGCCCCATTCATTTCTCGAGTCAGATCTGCCCGCAGATTGGGGGCAGAGCATGGCGAACGCGCGGAGCACCGCGCCAACGAAGACGAGCCCGGTTTCTCTGAGCGCGCCCTTGAGCACATCCGCCAGGCGATGCTGGCGGGCCCCGCCGGCGGGAGCCTGCGCGGGGAAGACCTTGTGAACGGAGCGAAGCTGGCTGGCATCCGACCGCGCGACGACCGCGCATTCGGGCCCGTGTTCGCAAAGGCCATCCGCCAGGGGCTGATCGAGCCCGTTGGCTTCGCGCCGCGTGTGAAGGGTCACGGCACGGCAGGCGGACGCGTATATGCCCGCGGGAGATCACTGGCGTGAGCATTTCACTTATGACGCTGGCGTGGCAAACCGCGCTGCCCCTGAATCAGAAAGCCGCGCTGCTGGCCATGGCCGACTGGGCCAACGATGACGGCAGCAGCCTGCACCCCTCGATCTATGCCGTGGCCGAACGCTTGACCTGCAGTGAGCGCACAGCGCAGCGCCTGCTGAAAGATCTTGTGGAGGACCGTTGGCTGGCGGTGGTAGGCAACGCCTTTGGCGGCAAGCCCGGTGCCACACGCCACTACCGCATCAACGTGCGCAAGGTACGCGAGGAAGCGGCCATGCAAGAGGCCCGCCGCGCTGCAGAGCGCGCAGACCGGGCGAAAGCCTCTCCATCAGACGAGGTGCCGGACCCATTTGAGACGGGTGACAAATTGACGGGGGTGGGGACGGGTGTCAATTTGACACGGGTGACAAATCAGGTAGAGACGGGTGACAAACCGGGTAGGGGAGGGGTGACAAATCAGGTAGAGACGGGTGACACCGGTGTCACCCAACCCACCAAGGAACCACCAAAGGAACCACCAAAGAACCATTCGCTGCCGGCTGCGCCGACCGCGCCGAGGGTCAAGGCCGAGCCTGTGGACGAAAAGGAAACCGCCCTGCAGGCCGCCTGCAAGCACACCTGGGCCGCCTACAGCGCCGCGTACGAGCGCCGCTACGGCGCCAAGCCCGTCCGCAACCAGTCCGTGAACAGCAAGGTGAAGCAGTTCGTGCAGCGCATCGGCTTCGAGGAGTCGCCACTGGTGGCCGCGTTCTACGTGGACCGGGTGAGCGATTCGTTCGTGGTCCGCAAGGTGCACGACGTGGGCCTGCTCCTGTCGGGCGCCGAGGGATACCGCACGCAGTGGGCAGCTGGCGCCGCCATGACTGGCACCCGGGCCAAGCAGATCGACCAGTCACAGTCCAACCACGACGCGGCGGGCGAGGCGATGGCCATCCTGCGGCAGCGCCGCGCGGAGGCATCGGGATGCTGAGCGACCGCGATCTGGACTGGCTCATCAAGCAGCTGATCGGCACGTCCGAGCTGCTGGGCCAGCAGGTGTCGCCCACGGCGGCAGCCATGCTGGCCGACGACCTGTGCTGCTACCCGTGCGAGGTGCTGGCTCGGGCGCTGTCCCGGGTGCGCACCGAGCACACTGGCCGCCTGACGCCGAAGGCGATCATTGATCGCATCGACGAGGTCATGGGCCGGCCTGGCGCCAATGAGGCCTGGGCCATGGCGCTCAACGCACTGGACGAGCGCAAGACGGTCGTCTGGACCGTGGAGATGTCCGAAGCCTGGGGCGTGGCCCGCGACGTGGCCGCCGAGGGTGACCTGGTGGGCGCGCGCATGGCGTTCATCGGTGCCTATGAGCGCTTGGTGCGCACCGCCCGCGAAGAGCGCCGCCTGCCCGAAGTCATGGTGTCTAGGGGCTGGGACGGCGAGCAGCGCACGGCCGCCATTGAGAAGGCCGTGCAGCTGGGCTACCTGTCGCAGGACAAGGCGGCCGAGCACCTGCCGGCTCTCGGCTTCGCGCCCGGCTTCGAGCCGGTGGCACTTCTGGCAGGTGACGTGCGGGCGGCGGGCAATGCGCCGGCAGAAGTGCGTGCGCGCTTGGCGCAGCTGCGCGACGCACTGGCTGCCGCGCCTGCGCAGCGCCGCGTGAGCCGCGCGCAGCAGCAGCGCAACCAGGACGCCGACCTGCGGCGGCGGAAGGCCGAAACACAGCGGCGGGTCGATGCAGCGGCAGCCGGTGGAGGACTCGCATGACGCAAGAAAACCAGATCCCGTCGCCAGCTGCGCCGTTAGCACGCGGGCTCAGCGCACGCGCGCTGCAGGTGCTGAGCTACATGCGCGAGTTCTTCGCCGAGAACGACCAACTCCCGCCCGCTGCGGTCATCAGCGGTCACTTCGGATGGGCGTCAGCCAGTGCAGCGGATTGCCACATCGCAGCGTTGCTCCGGCATAAGCTGGTCGAACGCAATGCAGTCGGGAAGCTGCGGTTTGCTCGAGTTGGGGCTGTCGCATGAAAACCCATCCCGAAGGCGGCGCGCCCAGTGTCATCCTGGGCATCGATCCTGGCGCGAACACCGGCGTCGCCACGTACATCGACGGCCTGCTCACCGAACTACAGACGGTTCCGCCCCATCACATCGAGCGGCTGATCCGTGGCCGCCAACCGGCGCGCGTGGTGTTCGAGGACTCGAGGTTGCAGAGCCACACCTGGACGCGGGCCAAGAGCGGCGCAGCGAGCGCGAAGATGGCCCGCAACGTCGGCCAGGTCGATGCGTGGTGCAGTCTCATCACCGCCGTGTGCGGGGAGCTGGGCGTGCCTGCCCATGGCATCAGCCCGGCACGCAAGGGCGCGAAGCTGGACGCGAAGCGCTTTGCCGCCATCACTGGTTGGGCCGGCTCCAGCAATGAGCACGCGCGCGACGCGGCGATGGTGGCTTGGCCGTACCGAAAGGCTGTGCTGTGATGCGCTGCTGCCTCTGCGGCCGGCCAGTGTTCGCGCCGACGCTGTTCATCGGCAGGCTCCCGGTGGGCAGCACCTGCGCCCGCCGTGCTGGGCTGGTCGAGTTGGGCCGCAAGAGGGCAGGCGCGGTGCGAATCCTGTCCGGCTGGTGGCCGAAAAGGGGCGAGCGGGACACCAAAACCCGGGATCTCTTTGAGGAGCCTGCCCATGGCTGACGTCATGTTCCGAACGACTTGGCACAACCCCCAGCAGGGCGCCGCCAACTGCAAAGCCGCATTCCTCCCCTGGGCCGGCGAGCAGCTGAAAGCGGGGCGTCGCTTGGTGGTGGAGGCCCGGCTGTACGAAGACGACAAGACGGACAAGCAGCGCAAGTATCTGCACGGCGTGGTGCTGAGGTCGATCGCTGCGCAGGCCCGGCCAAACGGGCAGGCGTTCCCTCTCGCGGTGTGGAAGGAGCACTGCCGGCGCGAATTCCTGGGCCACAAAACCGTCACCACGATCAACCCGCTGACGGGCCGCAAGTCGCGCCGCCGGCAGCGAATCAGCACCGAAGACCTGGGAGTGCGCCGCTACAGCGACTACATCGACAGGGTATGCGCCTGGGCAGCGGCCGAATTGGGCGTCACTTTCCCGATGACATTTGGGCAGTGGGTGACGCTGCCGATTGATCCCGAAACGGGCGAAGTCCTTGGGGCGCCGGGCTGAGTTACCAGGCCCGCAAGAGATGCGCAAGCAAACCACCTTCAAGCGCCTCGCTTAAGGGTAGGAAAAAGCTCACACAAGCCTTCAAAAAGAAATTATGTTGCCCGCGCAACACTTCTTTTCGGGGACGTAATGAAAGAGCAGATTGACCGGTACAAGGGCTGGCGCCACGAGCTGCCGGTAGTCGAGGCGCAGCTGGCCGAGCACAAGCGGGCCTCTTTGCTGGGCCGGGTGCATTGCCCGGCTGGAGCCCGAGCCTATTACGCGTCGCGCCAAACGGGGGCCGCTGCAGGCATGGCGAAGGCATTGCAAGTCGAGGTTTGATTCACCCATGAGCACGATGAATGAGCCGATGGCATGGGTGGCCGATCACCTGGGCGCGCGCCAGGACCCCGAAAAGGTGCACCACGCGAATCCTCGGCCGGCGGGCGTGATCCGGACAGGGAGTGGGACGGACGTGCTGCTGCGTTACCTGCGGCAGAGCCCGGGACGCTGGTTCTTCCACGCGGAGCTGGTGCTGGCGCTTGGCAGAAGCAAAGGCGAGGTGGACTGGGCTCTGCAGTATCTGAAAGACCAAGGGCATATCAGGTCCGAGGAGGCGGAACTTACCGGGCGCAAGGCGGTGCTGCGGTATCGACTGATGTGACCGGCTACCGGGGCGAGTACGCAGGCCTGCCGGGCGGTACAGTAGAATAAAAGTCGGGTGGTACGCCGTTTCGGGTGTTCCAGGATTTGCGCAGGTCGGGCCGCCGCGCGGTCTTACCGCGCCAGGAACTTCATGTCCAACACCCCGATCCAGTGGATTGCGGCAGCCATTTTTGCTGTTGCCCTGCTGCACACTTTCAGCGCCAAGCAGTTCGAGCGCCTTTCCCATCGTTATCCACGTCACGCCGGCCTGTTTCACCTGCTCGGCGAAGTAGAAGTAGTCTTCGGCTTCTGGGCCATCGTTCTGGTCATCTTTATGGCGGTGGTCGGTGGCGGTAGCAGTGCACTCCAATACGCCGAATCTCGCAACTACACCGAACCGCTCTTCGTCTTCGTGGTGATGGTGATCGCGGCTTCACGTCCGGTGCTGCGCACTGTGATGTCGATGGTCGATGCCATCGCTCGCGTCGTGCCGGTTCGCACGACATTCGCAACAGCGTGGCTGGGCTTGGCGGCCGTTCCACTGCTAGGCTCGCTGATCACAGAGCCTGCTGCGATGACCATTGCGGCGCTCATCCTCGCACCTCAGATCTTTAGGCCCGACGTGCCGGAGCGCGTGAAGTATCTGGCGCTTGGCGTGCTGTTCGTCAACGTCTCCATCGGCGGAACGCTGACCTCCTACGCGGCCCCGCCTGTCTTGATGGTGGCGACCGCTTGGCAATGGGACAGCGCGTTCATGCTCGCCACGTTCGGTTGGAAGGCTGCGCTGGCCGTGCTGCTGAATGCCACAGGTGCCACCTACGTGCTGCGCCGCCATCTGCTGGCTGCTCCAGCATGCAACGACGACGTTCCAGCAGAGGCCCGAGTGCCTCTGTCTGTGGTTACTGTTCATTTGGCGCTACTGGCGGGCGTGGTTCTTTTCGCCCACCATCCTGTGGTTTTTCTCAGCCTATTTCTGATGTTTCTGGGATTCACGCAGGCCTATGAGCGCCATCAAAGCCCCCTCATCTTGAAGGAGGCGCTTCTCGTCGGGTTCTTCCTTGCGGGCTTGGTGGTGCTTGGCGGCATGCAGCAATGGTGGTTGCAGCCGATCGTTTCGGGGCTGAAGCCGATCGCCCTGTTCCTGGGTGCTCTCGGGCTGACCGCGATCACAGACAACGCTGCGCTCACCTACCTTGGGTCGCTGATCGTGGGCATTTCAGACCAGTCGAAGTACATGCTCGTGGCAGGCGCCGTGGCCGGGGGGGGCCTCACCGTGATTGCCAACGCGCCGAATCCTGCTGGCGTGGCGTTGCTTAAGCGCGGCTTCGCCGATGAGACCATTGGCGCGGGTGGATTGCTACTGGGCGCAATGGGTCCGACGACCGTCGCAGCAGCGGCGTTCATGTTCCTTTGACAGCTGCCCCAGTACAGATGAAATAACGGGCCGTTTTCCGCACCAAGCCTGTCAGCTTCGGCTGAATGGATAAAGCGAGCACAAAGACCAAGCCGGGCGCCGACTGGGAACGGATCGAACTGGACTACCGAGCCGGCATCAAGACCCTGCGCCAGATTGCCGAAGAGCACGGCATCACGCATGGCGCCATCAACAAGCGGGCGAAGCGCGACGGCTGGGAGCGCGACCTGTCCAGCGGCGCCGTCCTGGTGGAATTGGCCACCGAGGATGCCCTAGACCGCGCTGGCTTTGTCTACGTGGTCTATTTGCAGGACACATCCGGCCAGCGCGTCTACAAGATCGGGTTGGCGTCGTCGTTCACCGCTCGATTCGATGCGCATCAGTGTTCGTCGCCTTTTCCCATCTGCGTCGCCTGCGCGTACTTCGTCGGGAACATGAGGCGCGAAGAACGGGCGCTGCACCAGCTTTTCAAGGCCCATCGGGTCCGTGGCGAGTGGTTCCGCCTCGGCGTGAATGACCTCCGCGCCATCGCGGAAAGGGCACTCCTCGTATGACGCGCAAGCAGATCGATTGGGAGGCTGTGGAGATTCAGTACCGCGCTGGAATTCGTTCCTTGAAGGACATAGGTGGCGAGTTCGGTGTGTCGGATGCGGCAATCATCAAGCGCTCCAAGCGGGATGGCTGGGTCCGCGACCTGAAGGCCAAGATCCTGGCGCGGGCCGATGCAAAGGTTAGTGCCGCAGTGGTTAGTGCCGAAGTTAGCGCGCGAACCAAGTTAAACGAGCGGGAGACCATCGAGCGGGCGTCCGATGAGATCGCTAGCGTCCGGCTGGGCCAGCGCAAGGACATCCAGCGCTCGCGCTCCATCGTGATGCGCTTGTTCGATGAGCTGGAGCTGCAGGCCGGACCGGAGAACGCCATGCTCTTGGGGGAACTGGGCGAGTTGCTGCGCAAGGAGGATGACAAGGGTCAGGACAAGCTGAACGACCTGTACCAGAAGATCATCAGCCTACCTGGCCGCGCCAAGACCATGAAGGACTTGGGCGAGTCGCTGCGCGTGCTGGTCGGGCTTGAGCGCCTGGCGTTCGGCATGGACGACAAGAGCGCCGCGCCTGCTGATGCCTTCTCCAAGATGCTGCAGGCGATCACCGGCGGCGGGTCGTCCGCATTCCAGCCTGTTGCGCGCGACCCCGAGCACGGCGAGGACTGACCGTGGCTCAGCGCAAGAGCATCCCGCACGACTTCGTGCCGGCGACCGATGCAGACCTGGCCGCGTGCCTGGCCAACCCGCAGTGGCGCCTCTTCAGCGGTGCGCTCTACAAGATCATGGTCAAGGGCGACGGCGACGAGGAGGCGGCGGTGCTGCCGTTCAAGCCCAACCGGGCCCAGCGGCGGTTCATCCTGCGGCTCTGGCACCGCAACCTGATACTGAAGGCCCGCCAGCTGGGGTTCACCACGCTGATCTCCATCATGTGGCTCGACCATGCGTTGTTCAACGCCGACCAGCGCTGCGGCATCGTGGCGCAGGATCGGGAAGCGGCCGAGGCCATCTTCCGCGACAAGGTGAAGTTTGCGTATCAGAACCTGCCCGAGGTGTTGCGCGAGCGCTTCCCGCTGGCGCGCGACAGTGCGAGTGAGCTGCTCTTCGGCCACAACAACAGCAGCGTGCGCGTGGCCACGTCACTCCGCGGCGGCACCATCCACAGGCTGCACGTCTCAGAGTTCGGGAAGATCTGCGCGAAGTTTCCGGACAAGGCGCAGGAAGTGGTCACCGGCTCCATTCCTGCGGTGCCTACGACCGGCATCCTCGTGATCGAGTCCACCGCAGAGGGGCGCGATGGCGCGTTCTTCGCGATGACCCAGCGGAGCCAGGCGCAGCACCAGTCGAAGGCCGAGCTGACGCCCAAGGACTACCGGTTCCACTTCTACGCCTGGTGGCAAGAGCCGAAGTACCGGCTGCCGGTCGGGGCGGTGGAGCTGCTGGAAAGGGATCACGACTACTTCGATGAGATCGAGGGCGCCATGTCCTGCGTGATCGATGACGAGCAGCGCACCTGGTACGTGGCGACGCGTGAGGCGGACTTCAGCGGCGCCGAGGAGAAGATGTGGCAGGAGTACCCCTCCACACCGGCCGAGGCCTTCCAGATCAGCACCGAAGGGCACTACTACTCGCAAAACATGGCGGAGGTGCGCAAGCGGGGCGGCATCCGCATCGTTCCCGTGGCGGACGAGCCGGTGCACACCTTCTGGGACATCGGCAACAGCGACGGGACGGCCATCTGGTTCATGCAGACCATCGCCGGCGAGGACCGTTTCATCGACTACTTCGAGGCGCACGGCGAGGACCTGCGCGAGTACGCCCGCCAGCTGCGCGCCAAGGGCTATCTCTACGGCACCCACTTCCTTCCGCACGATGCCGACCATCAGCGGCTGAACGACCGCGGCAACCGGTCCACCAAGGAGATGCTGGAGGATCTGCTGCCCAACGACGACTTCGAGGTGCTGCCGCGCATTGAGGATCTGATGACGGGCATCCACATGACGCGCAAGTGGCTCAAGTCCGTGTTCATCGACAAGGACCGGTGCAAGCTGGGCATCGCGCGGCTCGAGGGGTACAAGAAGCGGTTCAACCGGGCGGACGGTCGCTATACCAACCAACCCGACAAGGCGAATGGCTGCAGCGAGGGGGCCGACGCATTCAGGCAGTACGCGCAGGCCAAGGACGCCGGCCTGGTGGGCGGACGCACACAGGTCAGCAAGCTGCGACGACGGGGCTCTCCCATGGCTCGCTGATCCGTGCCAAGCCTGCCACGCTGGCCGGCATGCCTGCATGTATCGACCTGCGCAAAGCGCACCGCACCCGCCAGCACGGTGACCTGCTGGCGATCTACACCTGGATCGACGGCGAGCGCTCGCTGGTGCTGATCCCGCATCTGCGCAAGGGCGCGCCCTGGTACGTCATCAAGGAGAGCGCGGCCTTCAAGTACGACGACCCGGCCTATGCGGCGCGTCAGTGCCGTGTGGCCTGCGATGTTTTGGGCATTGAGCCCACGCGTGCTAACTGGGTGCGCATCGGCACCATCATCACTGAGGGCTATCCGGATCTGTACCGGATGCCGTCAGAGCCTGACTGGCAGGACCGGGGCGCAAGCTACGGTGAGCTGGTGGTGAAGGCGGATGGCCGGGAGATTGCCCGTGAAGCGCTGGCCGTCGAGAACAAGGGGGCGGAGTATGTCCCTGCTTGAGCCTCGCATCAACCGCAAGGTGGCGCCGGGCGACAACGTGATCGGGGAGGGTGGCGCGGGGAGTGACCTGGCGGAGCCAGCCCAGCCGACTCACCCACTCGACGGACCTGAAGCCCGGGCGGCATTGCGCAAGTGCCTGGGCTGGTATTACCGCGAGCGGGAGATCCAGGCCGAGAACCGCATGCAGATGGCCATTGATGCGGACTTCTATGACGGCGACCAGTGGGATTTCGCGGACGCGGCCGAGCTGGAGGGGCGCGGCCAGTCACCGCTCGTGTTCAACGAAGTCGCGCCCATGGTGGACTGGTTGATCGGGACCGAGCGGCGCGCCCGCGTGGACTGGAAGGTGCTGCCGCGCACCGAAGACGATGTGCAGTTGGCCGACGTGAAGACGAAGGTGCTGAAGTACGTCACGGATGTGAACCGCTCGACCTTCAACCGGTCGCGCGCCTTCGAGGACGCTGTGAAGGTGGGCGTGGGCTGGGTGGACTCGGGCGTGCGCGCCGACCCGACCAAGGACATCATCTACGACAAGTATGAGGACTGGCGCAACGTGCTGCACGACAGCATGGCGATCGAGCACGACCTGAGCGATGCGCGCTACCTCTTCCGTTCGCGCTGGGTGGACGACGATATTGCCCTGGCGATGTATCCAGACCGTGCCGAGGTGCTGAGGCGGGCGGTGGTCAAGGACGACCAGTACAGCGCCCAGCAGTGGGCCGAGGATGAATTCAACCAGCAGGGCTTCACCAGCGCCTCGCACCTGAGCGACCACGGCGGCGGATACCTGGCCGGCGGCCGGGGCACGGTGGACTCGGAACCACGCAGTCGCATCCGGCTGATCGAATGTCAGTTCCGCATGCCGGTGCGGGTGAAGGTGGTCACCGAAGGGGCGTTCAAAGGTGCTTTCGTGGAACCGCACGACCGGGTGCTGATGGACGCGATCGCTCAGTCCAGTGGCTCCATCGTGGACCGCGTGGTGATGCGCATGCACGTCGCCGTCTTCACCGAGGGCTACATGCTGGCGCTGGGCCCGATGCCAATGCGGCACAACAGCTTCAGCCTGACGCCGATCTGGTGCTACCGCCGCGGGCGCGACCGTATGCCCTATGGGGTGATCCGCCGCATCCGCGACCTGCAGATGGATCTGAACAAACGAGCCTCCAAGGCGCTGTTCCTGCTGTCCACCAACCAGCTGATCGTGGAAAAGGGCGCCGTCGATGACGTGAACGAGCTGCGCGACGAGGCAGACCGCCCGGACGGTGTGCTGGTGGTGAAGGCGGGCAAGAAGGTGGAGATCCACCGCGACAGCGAAATGGCGGCTGGCCAGGTGCAGCTCATGACGCTGAATGCGCAGGCCATCCAGAAGTCGGCCGGCATCAGCAACGAGAACCTGGGCCGGCAGACCAACGCCAGCAGCGGCGAGGCCATCAAGGCTCGGCAGATGCAGGGCTCGGTCGTGACCACCCAGCCGTTCGACAACCTGCGGTTTGCCGCCCAGAGCCAAGGCGAGAAGCTGCTTTCGCTGGTGGAGCAGTGGTACACCGAGGAGAAGGTGGTGCGCCTCTCCGGTCACAAGGGCCAGCTGGACTGGGTGAAGATCAACCAGCCCGAGCTGCAGCCCGATGGCACGGTGCGCTACCTGAACGACATCACGGCCAGCTTGGCCGACTTCGTGGTGTCTGAGCAGGACTATGCGGGCACGCTGCGCCAGGTGATGTTCGACGCGATGACGCAGCTGGCCGGGCGGATGGAGCCAGCGACGGCCATGCGCCTGATGACGCTGGCGATGGACTATTCGGACCTGCCCAATCACGACGCCCTGGCAGACGAGATGCGCAAGCTGACCGGTGAGCGCGATCCGAACAAGCCGATCACGCCGGAGGAGCAGCAGCAGATGCAGCAGCAGATGCAAGCCCAGGCGGAGGCTTTGCAGCTGCAGCAGGAGACGGCACGAACCGCGCTGGATGAAGCCAAGGCGAAGGTTCGGGAAGTCAACGCCCGTGCCGAGAAGCTGGAGGCCGAGGCGGCGCAGGCGCGGGACGGAGGTGAGCAGGCACGCGCAGCCCAGATGGAGGGCGTGGCCGCCACTGCGCGCCGCGATGCTGACACCGAACTGGGCCGCGTGACGCAGCAACTCGCGAAAGCCCAGTCCGACCTGGCCAACAAGACGCTCCAGATCAAGGCGGACGGCGACGTGCGCCTGCAGGTCGCGCGCATCGATGCCGACTCCCGCGAGCGCGTTGCAGAGATCCAGGCCGCCAGCCGCGAGCGCATGGGCCTGATGGATCAGCGCCTGTCCCAGTTTGAAACTGAGCCCACCGAGGGAGCAACCCCATGATCGATCTGAACAATGCGCTGGCTGTGGCCGGCGTGCCTGAGCACCTTCATGCCGAGGCCATCGCATGCCTGCACGAGGCGGAGCGCCGCGCGCGAGGCTTGCTGCGTCACAAGCTGAAGGTGCGCCTGCTGCGCCCCGGGAAAATCGCCAAGCTGATCCCATGGGAAGCCGAGCGGCTCGTGGATGTCCGGCCCGATCTGGCCGACTGGGACATCGCGCCCATGGTCAACATCACCGCCCACGGTGACAACGGCCCATGGGACGACACACCTGGCGGTGGCCGACCGATCGCCGGGTATTGGTTGAATCGTGATCCTGAATCTGCCGAGTACCAGTACGCGGTGGCCGGCAACTACTGGTGCAAGGGCGAGCATCCCCGCAGCGCCAAGTCCCGCAAGGCCTGGTATCGCCGCAACGGCGGCGAGCTCCGCGCGTGGCGCCTCGGCATGTCGGTCACCCCCGCCGACGTGCCCACCGTGTGGCAGGGCCAGGCCGACAAGCTGTGGGCGAAAGCATGCCGCACGCCGGGCGGTGTGTGGATCCTCATCACCCAGCGCCGGGTGGTGGGCCCCTGGGGATTCAAGACCCGACACGGCTTCGAAATCGACAACCTGTTCGGCGGCCAGTACGCGCCGCAGCTCTGGTATCCCGCGCCCGGCTTCGAGCTGCGCGCGCCCGTGGCGTGGTCCACCGTGCCGGGGAAGCTGGAGCGCGAAGCGTGAACATGAAAACAGAAACGGTGGAAGCAGTGGGCAATGCCAGCTATCGCGTCACTCAGGGGGCGGCGGCTGTCACCGGCCTGTCCTGGCTGACATCGAACGAGTTCTATGGATTCGTGGGTGCGCTGGTGGCGCTGGGTGGCCTGTGGGTCACTTGGTACTACAAGCGCAAGGCGGACCGACGCATGGAAGAAGAGCACGTTGCGCGCATGCGCCGTGAAGAGCTGCGACTGACGTTGATGCGCGCTACAGGCGATCCATTTGCCGGCGCGCGGCGCGACCCGTTGGACACCGATCACGGAAAGCTGGAGGACGCCAATGCCTGATCGCCGCTCCAGAGTGCCTGATGCGTGCCAGGTGTGCACGCTCATCGCCCCCATCTTGATCGGCGGGCTGCCCGGCTTCCTGGCTGGCGTCGCGGCTCTTGTCGGCCTGGCCGTGTCGCTCGGCCGGCACGACCGCGCGCAGGAGGCCCAGATGCGCAAGCGGATGGAGAGCTGCGATGAATGACCATCCAAACTTCCCGCGGCTGCCTGCTGCGCTCGTGCGCAAGGGCGCCATCCCGGCTGCGCTGCTGGCGGCGCTGACCAGCCCGCTGGCCTACACCACGCTCGAGCGGTGGGAAGGCAACGTGCTGCGCGTCTATCGGGACAACCTGGCTGGCGGTCTGCCCACCTGGTGCGCCGGCCAGACACAGGGACCGCAGCCGGGGCCGGTGGGCACGCGACTCACCAGCGACCACTGCGCCCAGGTCAACAAGGCCACTCTGCTGGAGTACGGCTACGCGATCCTCGGATGCGTGAATTGGGACTACCTGAGCGCGCAGCGGCTGGTGGCGTTGACCATCTTCGCCATCAACGTGGGCAAAGACGGCGCCTGCGGTTCCCAAGCCGTGCGCGAGATCAACGCCGGCAGTGTGCTGCAGGGATGCGACCTGATCGCCCGCACGCCCGGCGGCGCGCCGAACTGGAGCAGCGCAGGGGGCGTGTACGTGCAGGGGCTGCAGAACCGCAGGCAGGCAGAGCGCGCGCTGTGCCGGGAGGAGGAGTGATGCTGCCGGTTCCTACTCACCTGATCGCAGCTGGGGTTGCTCTGGCTATTGGCGCCGCGGGCGCGGGCTACGTGCAGGCCCAGCGCTACGGACTGCAGATCGAGCGGCTACAACACCAGGTCACCAGCGCCGAGCTGGCCCGCAAGAACAAGGTGGTCGAAGACATCGCCGCCTTTCAGAAAGGATTCACCGATGCACTCGCAGACTTCCAGAGCACACAGCAGCGCAATGAGCAAGCCCAGCAAGGCGTGGCCGGTGCTCTGCGCGATCTGCGCACTGTCACTGCAGGGCTGCACGGCGACTTTGCCCAGTTACCCGATCGAATCGAGAACGCTGCCCGCGGCCCCCTCGCTCAGTACGCTACCACCTGCACAGCCTTACTCGAAGGACTGGCAGAGCGAGGTGGAAGAATGGCGGAGCGCGGTGCAGGCATCGCGCGAAAAGCTGATCGGCATGCCGCTGACGCCCGACTGATCCAAAGAGCATGGCCAGTGGCTCCGAGCCCGACGCCCGCTAGGGCCCACGCCGACGCACCATGACGTGCGTGGGTGTTCAACAGCCCAGGCAGAGCGTGCCCCGTCCTTTGAAGCTCCTGCGGTGCGCCAATAGCGGCTCGTTCGCCGCCTTCGCTAACGCCGCCTCCCAGGATCCTTCCGCAGCGCTTCGGTCGCGGGCTCTGCTATTTGGTCTGAGCCTTGTTCAGGTTGTGCAGGTAGTAGGCGAACTCGCCGCATGCCCCGATCAAGGAGATGGACCACCGGGGAGAATGCGGGCTGGAGTCTGCGGGGGCTTGGAATTCCTGAGCGGCTTGGCGAATGGCCGGCTCGTAGAAACAGTGCTCCGCCCTGGAGAGCTGGCGAGCACGCAGTACTGCAGCCTCGGCCTTGAGCTCCTCTTTCAAGCTGCGGTACATGTCGCGTGCCATCGTCGCATCTGGCGGCCGGCCGTGGGCGCCTCGCGCAGTCTCAAGCGCCTGCAGGCACCTCGCCTCGTATCCGGACAGGGCGGCACGGATACCGCGGGCTTCGGTGACGTCAAACGTTTCGCTTTTCAAGTTCGGTCTCCGAAAGGGCGCAAGCGGGCGGCCGATGGCGCAGGCCTCGGACCGATGCACAGGGTTCAATCCACAGAATAGTTACGGTCCGTTCGCTGCCATGCGGGCTTGAACCTTCAAAAGGTAACCGATGAGCAAGGACACTTGCTGTGGGGTTGTCGCCAAGGGATAGTCTCCGTGAACAGCCCGGAGTACAAACCGATGATCGGTGAGGAACAGCTCCCGAGCGATGTATTCCTCATAGGACTCTTCTGATAGATGCCGCATCGTGTAGACATCCAGCGCCTCACTACCACGAGGCACTTCGACGCGCATAGAACCTGTGTAAACCATCGACCTCTTCCTGCTGGTGGTCTATTTTATCGTGGACGCCGCCGAGCGTGTGTGACGCTGATGCATGGCAGAACTGAGCCTGGCGCTTGAGCATCCTGGCCGAACCGCCACATAGATGGCTGCAGGATCCGCAGGTAGATGTCACCGACGTCACTGGCCTCCGTCGGCGCCGGTCGGAGTCTCAAATCGCCCGTAGCGTAGCTCGCTGCCGCCTGTGTTGTTCAGGACACACCCAGGCTCGTCATGGAGTCAAGTTGCGCCAGGCCTGCAAGATCGCTCGCTAAGGCGTTCCACCGTCCATCACCCCCAATCTGGAAGTGAGCCCCTCGTTGAGTTGCGAGCTGCATGAAGGCGGGGTAGCAGTCAGCCGTGAGTGTCATGGTGCCAACTGCAGCCTCCGGCGTGAGGCGGAACGAAGGCGCGGGCAGAGGGGCAGATAGGATAAAACCAACGTAGAGCTTGGTGGTCCGGAGACCTTCGCGGTGTCCTACCAGCTCAATCAGCCCGATCGCCTGTGCGATTTCATAATCAGTGCTGCAGTAGATCCCACTGCCACTCAGAGCTATACAGGTCGCGGCTTTGACAGGGCACCGCACGTACTTTTCCCATTTGGCAGCCAAGTCAATGGGTTCGCGACCCAGGGTGCCCGCAGCGAAAGAGCGGCGTTGAACGTAAGGAAACGAACTCATCGGGCAAGTATGCCCTGGAGCAGCTGGGCCGGTACGGGAAACTGACTGGCGCGAGGGGCGATTGTTGTATCATTCGGTTGCGGCTGCGTCCTGACGGACCCAGTTGCTTTTGCACTTCTAAATTGATCCTATGGACTACACAATTCTAAAAAGGGCTGCTGAGTCGCAAGAGGGGCTGATTTTATATGGTCCTGAGGAAATCGCTGCCTGTCAGGATCTCATCGCTAAAGACCTCGTACGCGGTGCAATACACAGGCCATCTGACACTGCAGAATATGCGGCTGTTTACTGCGCGACGCCAGATGGCCGAGCTTTGATTGCTCTTTCCGAAGCTACAGCACGCATCCTGCTCAAACGCAGAAATTCAGGCGATTTAACCGGCGCATTGGACATCGGCGACGTTTCCATGGAATGATCTCCCCCGCCTGCGTTTAGTCCACTGTGGGAAGTTTATTTCTGATTCTGTGATAACAGCGCGCCCAAGCCGGGACTCCGCACCTGTTACCGAATTTGCCTCTTTCACCTCCGAGACCTGCGCCATTTCAGACGGCGATTTCCACCCGATTTCTTCCTAACTGTTTCGCGCGGTAGAGTGCTTCATCCGCGCGTTTCACTAGCTCTCCGGCACTCAGGTTTGCGTCGGGTGAGCTGCACGCGGCTACACCACACGAGACAGTGATAACCCCGGCGGCGCTCTTGCTATGTTGGATGGTCAGGCGCTTCACAGCAAGAAGTGCGTTCGTGGGGTCCCCTCGTTTTCAGTGCAATAACTGGCGGTACGCAAACCCAGCACTGGCGCGGGGGTGGTGTTGGTAGATCGTTGATTCTGTTGGCTTTCCTGTTCACTTCTCAAACGGGTATCGTGGCCTCCCACTAATGGGGTTCACGATGCAGGACTGGCAAACGACGTTTTTGGGGATGCGTGAGCTGCCCCGCGATATCAGTGACTTCGAGATGAAGGCGTTTTTCACCTTCGATGGTGCAGAGCGCGAGGCAATCAATGCGCGCCGGGGTGACGCCCACAAGCTCGGTCTGGCGCTGCATATCGGGTTTTTGCGCATGAGTGGCCGCCTGCTGTATGCCTTTCGGGTGGTTCCCGTCGCCCTGTGGCGCCACTTGAGCGAGGAACTTGGCATTGCCACCCCTGATGTGGCTTCGCTGCGCACGCTGTACGGGCGGGAGAAGACACTGTTCGATCACCAGCAAGTAGCGTGCACGGCCCTTGGTTTTCGGTGGATGAGCGAGCACCAACGCCGCTCCCTGGTGCGTGAACTGCGGGACGAAGTGGCCCGTTGCGCCGACCGCGATCAACTGCTCGGGAGGGCCCGCCAATGGCTGTACAAGAATAAGCTGGTGATCGTGCACGAGCGGGCCATCCGGACTTTGATTGCGAGCGCACTCACCCAGCTCGAAGCGGAGACAGGTGCTGCAATCGCCGCCAGCGTCGATCCGGCAACCCTTGATCGGTGGCGAACCTCGGTTGCAGAGCTGCGCCCAGATGGACAAACCCAACAAAGCTGGCTGTGGTCGGCGCCGGCCAAGCACTCAACCCGCCAAATCAGCGAGGTACTTGAACGCATCGATCTGCTGTACGAGCTGGACGTTCATAAACACCTGACCGACATCCCCGATCTCATCTTGCGCCGTTACGCGCGCCGACTAGTCTCTCGGCCGCCGTCTGCCGGCGCCAAGATCAAGGAACCCGCGCGCACCGTGGAGGTCGCCTGCTTTCTGCGGTATTGCCTGTTCACCACCACGGACCAGTTGATTTTGATGGTGCAGCGCCGGATTGCCGATCTGTGGCGCCAGACCGCTGCCGAGGTCCCCGCCACCGTCAACTGGGCGGCGATGTACAAAACGCTACTGGCCGAACTCGTGGCCTTGAGCGCCCAGGGCGCTGTGCCGGACGCCGAGCTGCGCGCACGGCTTGAAGCCTTGGTCATCGAAACCCAGAAACGCAAGCCACCCAGTCGGGCCTCCCTTGTGCGCGAAGGATTGATTGATGTCATTCGCCCCGTACGCTCACTGCTTGTGGCAATTGCAAAGCTTCCATGGCAAGCCACCGGAGAGCATCCCACCATCGACGCCCTGACGAAATTGAGCGCCTATTACGCCAGTAACATCAGAAAGTTGCCGGATGGCGTTGTCGCGCCAGGCCTGGGGAAGGTCTGGCAAGCCGCCATATCCAGCCCAGACCGGGAACGGGCGTTTCGGGCATTGGAGGTTGCCACCTTGTTTGCCCTGCGCCGCGCGGTGCGCAATGGATCGGTCTGGATCGAGCACAGCTTGAGTTTTAGGGGCCGTGCACGCCTGTTCTTCACGGACGAACGTTGGAAGGACGAGTCCAAGAAGCACTATGCCCGTCTGTCGCTGCCCGGCAAGGCGGCCACCTTTCTGAAGCCATTGTTGGCCAAGGTAACTGCAGGTGTCGATGCTGTGGCTGCGGCGGCACGCAGTGGCGTACTGCGCGTCGACGATGAACTCCACCTCTCAGTTTTACCCGCCGAAGACGAAGACCCCGAAGTCACCAAGCTACGGGCGGCTTTGGATCACCGCATCGGCGAAGTGCAATTGCCTGAAGTGATTCTGGCCGTTGACGCCCAGGTGCGCTTCAGCTGGATCATGCTCGGCCGTGAACCACGGTCAACAGCGGAACTGCTGATGGTCTATGCCGGCATCATGGCCCACGGCACCAGTCTGACAGCCATCGAATGCGCGCGCATGATTCCGCAGTTGTCTGCCACCAGCATCCGCCAGGCCATGCGCTGGGCACGGGACGAACGCCGTCTGAGTCAGGCTTGCCAGGCGGTGCTGGAGTTTATGCAACGCCACCCGATCGCCACCACTTGGGGCCGTTCAGACCTGGCGTCTTCTGACATGATGAGCATGGAGACAACCAAGCGGGTATGGCAGGCCCGGCTTGATCCCCGGCGCAACACGCCCTCCATTGGCATCTACTCCCATGTACGCGACCGCTGGGGAATCTTTCACGCACAGCCCTTCGTGCTCAATGAGCGCCAAGCTGGCGTGGCCATTGAAGGCGTCATACGTCAGGAACGCCTTGAAACCAGCCAACTGGCGGTGGACACCCACGGCTACACCGATTTTGCGATGGCACTGGCCCGGTTGTTGGGCTTTGATCTTTGCCCGCGGTTGAAGGAATTGAAACAACGCCACCTGTTCGTGCCTCGCGGCGCCAAGGTGCCAGCCGAAATAGCTGCGGTGTGCGAGGCCAATGTTGACGTTGCCCTGATCGAAAAGCATTGGGACAGCCTGGTGCATCTGGCGGCTTCGGTCATGAGTGGTCACGCCAGTGCGGTGGCAGCACTGGCGCGGTTTGGCTCTGCTGCCCAGGGTGACCCCATCTATGACGCTGGCGTGCAATTGGGACGTTTGCTGCGAACCGCGTTCCTTGCCGACTACTTTGTTAAGGACGCTTTCAGGAATGAATTGCGCCGGGTGCTCAACCGGGGGGAGGCGGTCAACGCCCTCAAGCGCGCCATTTACACCGGCCGGATCAGCCCGGCACAGGCCAAACGTGTGGACGAAATGCAGGCTGTGGCCGACGCGTTGAGTCTGCTGGCCAACATCGTCATGGCGTGGAACACGTCACAAATGCAGGCTGTTCTGGATCGCTGGTCGAACCGCCGCCAGGCCATTCCGCCGGAACTGATCGGAAAAATTGCTCCCACCAGGCTGGAAAGCATCAACCTGCGAGGCGTGTTCCGCTTTCCTGTTGACCGTTATGCCGACCAAATCCTGCCCTCGCGGCAGGGAGCACCGATAACTGGCACCAACGGATGAAACCGATCACGGTTTGACGCCACGAATCCCGGATTTGAAGGTGAACAGGAAAGCCAACAGAATCAACGATCTACCAACACCACCCCCGCGCCAGTGCTGGGTTTGCGTACCGCCAGTTATTGCACTGAAAACGAGGGGACCCCGTTCGTGGCAACGCTGCCGGCACCTTCGCTATCTGTGTCCGGCAATACAGCAACGAACTCTTCGCCGCCATATCTCGCAATGAAGTCTCCCGGACGGCGCAATGAGTCAGAGAGTGCTTCCGCGACCCGGCGCAAGCAGACATCCCCTTCGGGGTGGCCGTATTCATCGTTGAACAGTTTGAAGTGATCGACGTCAAACATCAGCACCGCGAGGGGCCGCTCGTGCCGACGACACTCAGCGATTACCTGTGCGACTCTTGTGTCGAATGCCCGCCTGTTGAGGAGGCCCGTCAGCGCGTCGTGCGTTGCGACGTGCTCGAGCTGGCTGTGGGCTGCAAGAAGTTGAGCATGGGCCGACAATAGCGCACGATCGGCTGCACCGCGCAGCCTCATATTTCGTACCACATACCAGCCAGAGAATGCAATTACAAGAATCAGCATCAGGACGCACAGCAACTGAACGCTCGCGACCTGTTGCCATTGAGCCAGAATTTCTTCTTTCGAGAGTGCAATCGTCACGAACAACGGATTGTTTGGCAGATGTTCAAAGACCACCAGTCGCTCAATACCGTCTATAGGGGAGTGCAGAATGGTCGATCCACTGCGAGCGCTTTGAGCCAAAGTCGTTAGGCGATTGTTCGGGACTACACGGCCTAGGTCTTCCACGGCAAAAGGGCGGCGTACAACGATCCCTCCGCTGGCGAGACTTAGAGATATGGCGCCTTTCTCGCCTACGTCAAATGCGTTCAAGAGCCGCAGGAGTTTATCCACCTTGACGGTGGCGAGTATCACACCCGCGAACTCTCCGTTAGGCCCGTTCAGTCTTTTAGAGACGGGGATAACCCACTCACCGGTCGAGCGACTAGCAATCGGCGCCCCAATTCGTACTCGATCGCTGCCACTGGTCCGATGTGCTTGGAAGTATTCTCGATCTGCATTATTCACGCCGGGAGGCTGGGTAGGTTGAGTGTGGACTAGCCAAGCTCCGTCTGCTCCGTACACAAAAACGCCATGAAGATAATCCGCTCGGCTGAGGTACGTCACCATGATCGGCTGGAGCTCGAGCAGCGAAGCACTTGCCAAGTTGCCTCGCTCAAGCATGTACGCGAGCGTGTGAAGTGATCGGTCAACCTCACTGAATACACTGTCTATCTGATTCGCAACAGAATGGCCAAGATTCTTTGATGTTGTCGTCACTTGCGCCCACTCGGCTTTGTAGGCCCTGATGGCTAGCCACGCATTGGTGGCAATCAGCACTACTGTGAGTAGACCAAGGAGAACTGCGGCAGCGAGAAAGGGGTGACCACGGGACGGGAGCGTGGCGTCAGTACGCGGATTTGCTAGCGGCGATGGCATGCGCCGACATTACTACCGTTAGGCATGACCGGGAGCATCGTCGCAGTCTTGGGATGGAATGTCGCGAGTAGTTCCGAGGCGCGCTCCCAAGAAGGAACACGCTCGCCTTCGAGCTCCCGGCTGGGCAAGCTGCCGAATAGCTTGGACCCGGCCTTGCCGTTGTGCCGGCTCCGCTCGTGATTGCCGTGCCAAGCCTCACACGCTTGTCCAGTCATAACCCAATAGGTTGACCCCTTGAGCAGAACCGACGAAGACCGTCTCCGTCTGCTCAGCTCGAAGCACTAGACGGGAGGCAGCTGTCGCTGGCAGGAGCAGGGCTTCAGCCACACGCCCCACCAAACGACGGATCCCACGCTGTGCGGGGCAGTAGCGTTTAGGGATTAGCCCTTGCGCTGCCGTACCGCGACGGCAGAGCCCGCGACCAGCATTGACAATAAGACCAGCGCTAACTCGGAAAGAGTCGGGACCGGAGTTGCTGACGGTGTGCCCGCCGGTTTCGTTGCGGTCGAGCAGTTGTTGGCGCTCACCGGGTCTCCTGGCATGTCCACGCAAGCCGTGTTGCTCAGGGTAGCGTCGCCGGTGTAGGGAGAGTCCACCTTCACCCGCAGCGTGAAGGCCGTCGTTGCGCCGGCAGCCAGACTCGGGATAACGCAAGTCAGCTGACGGGTGGCCGAAGCGTACGAGCACCCTGTGGCCGAGACGAACGCCAGACCCGTTGGCAGGGTATCAGTGACCTGCGCGCCATTGGATGCAGTGACGTCGCGGCCACTTCCAGCTGCCTGGTTGTTGGTGACCGTCAGCGTGTAGTCGAACTCGGCGCCTGGCAGAGCTTGACCCGCCGCCACGGTCTTGGAAATGCCGAGATCGACTTCACCACCTGGCGCAGGCGCAACCCGACTCGTTGTCGTGTCCTCGTTCACCTCGTTGTTGGTCAACTGAACTTCGACTTCATCGACTGAGACCACAGCTTTGTTGCCCTGCGTGCCGGAGTAGTCACCCGTATTGATGATGCTCTCGGCGCGCATCTTATACGTCACGACGACTTCATTAGCCAAGCCCACCGCCAAAGTGGGGAAGGTGCAGCGCAGCGTGCCGGTCATCGCACCAATGGCTGGCTCGGTGCACGTTGGTGTGATCGGCGCGCCGGCCACGGACGCTGTCAGGTTGCCCTGATAGCTGAAGCGTGCCGTGTTCCCTGCGATCGGGAAGGTGTCGACCAACACCAGGTTCGTGCCATACGAAGGGCCCGCATTCCGGATGTTGATGCGATAGGTGGTATCACCGCCCAGAGGAACCGGATCCACGGTGTCGGTCTTTTGCACCAGGATATCAACCAGCGAGTCCGTGACGGTCGCGTTCACGTTCGCGGCGTTATTCGTGGTGTCGGTTTCGGTATCGGCCGCGCCGACAGCGACGTTCACCACGTTGTTGATCGTGGTGTTCAACGCGGCTGCCAGCGGTCGCACCGTGAACGTCACAGTGCGATTGTCGTTGCCAGCAACATTCGTCCAGCGGCACGACAGTGTTCCACCGGTGCCTACCGTAGGAAGCGACGAGCACAGCCCGCCGTTGGATGGCGTGCCCACGCTGATGAACGCCGTGTTGGCCGGCATCACGTCGGTGATGACCAGTTCATTGGCCGTGGACGGGCCGGCGTTGCGCGCAGTGACGGTGTAGACCATCGGCTGGCCCACCCGAACGGCACTGCTGGGGTTGACCGTCTTGGCCACCGTGGCATCGACGCGGGGCAGGATGCTCGTCGTCACGGAAGCGCTGTTGTTGCCTCGGGTGGGGTCGCCGATGTCGAGGGAGTTCACCGTTGCGGTGTTGGTGCGCGCCCGCAGAGCCGCCGTCGTGTTGTTCGGCAGGACGGTGATGGTGATTGTCTTGGTTTCACTCGCAGCCAGTGTGTCCAGATCGCAGTCGATGCTTGCTGAGCCCGTGTTGCTCGGCGCTGTTGGAGTGCAAAAGTAACCCGCTGGAGGAATGATGGACACTAGGCCTGGCGATCCAGAGCTGGTGAGCAGATCGTTCACGGTGTCGTAGACGTGCACCCGTGTTGCAGCGTTGGTTGTCGAGAGGTTCGTGACCTGCAACGTGTAGGTCAGAGGTTGACCGACCACCACTGAACTCTGCGATGCAGTCTTGGTGATCTGAAGGTCCGCAGAGTCAACGGCGTTCGTACCGCTGGTATTCGTCGATACGCAGTTGTCTTGAAGGGCCCCGCCAGAGCCTGGTTCGACCGGCCCCGGTCCGCTCAAGTTCAAGCATGCTGCGTTGGTAAGCGTACCGGGCACGGAATTCGAGACAGGCACCACCAGGTTGGGCGCAGCCGTGCCGGATGATGCGTTGAATCCCAGATTGGTCGTTCGCGGATTCGAGCAAGACAAAGTCACTGCATTGCCATTCGTGGGATAGCTGACAGCTGTGCCGTTAGCTGTATAGGTACCCGTGCAAGTCCAGTCCGCATTTGCGACAGGGGCCCGGACCACCATGCCATTGGGCAGGTTCTCCACCACTTGAATGGTCTGGCCGGACAACACCGGCATCGGGCCGTAGTTGCGCACGACGATGGTCCAGTTGTACGGTACGCCCACGACGACGGGGTTCACGTCTGAGGTCTTGGCGATGCCCAGGTCGGCCGAGTTGTTCACCGTCACCGTGGAGGTGTTGTTGCCGCCGGTCGGATCGGGTTGATCGGCACTCACCTGGCCCGTGTTCGGAATGTCGCCCAAACCTGTCACTTCGGTCACGAGGGTGATTGCAGGCAGCGCGGTATAGGGGCCACCCACATAGGTGCCTGCGTACGCGCAAGTCAGGGTCCTGGTTTGCGTGGCGAAGTCGCACGTCCAAGGAGCGGGAGCGTTGTGAGACAGGTAGGTCAGCCCGGTAGGTAATGCGTCGCGCACGGTGACCCCTGTCGGCGCACTCCCGCCTTGCTGCCGAGGTGTGAGCGTGTAGGTCGCCCTGGTGGCGAATCCCACTGCGCTGAGGCTTGCAGTTTTACTGATGCTCATGTCCGTGCCGGCGCTGAGATTCACACGCACCGTCGCCGTGTTGTTCCCGGTGTCTCCATCAGGGAAGTCGGAGCGAACATCGAAAGTCGCATCGACGGCGCCCGTCACGTTGGCTACCGCAGGAACGGTGATGTTGGGATAACTAGAGCTCGTAGCTAAAGCGTCATTGCGGGTGCAGGTGATCTGGGCGCCCGGCGCGCCTCCGGCGGGGGCGGTCCTCGGATAGCCGTTGTCATTTGGCTGGCAAGACCAGCCGGGTCCCGTTGGCACGCTCCTCAAGGTCGAGCCCGTAGGCACGTTGAACGTGACGACCGGAGCTTGTCCGGCCGGAAGTGGGTCCGGCCCGGAATTGCTGACGGCAAGGGTGTAGGTGTAGTTAGTGCCGGCGGCAACCGTTCCCGTACCCACGGAACTGGAAGCCGTGATGCCCAAATCAGCAGCAGTCACCACCGTGATGTTTCGCGTCAGGGAGTTGTTGGCCGCGTTGGAATCTGGGGACGATGCGCTGATGGACGCCGAGTTGGTCCACACCGTCGCCGAGGGGAGCCGGACGCGGAGGGTGACGGTGCGTGACCCGGGATAGGGAATGGACGCCCATGCACACTCATAAGGCGGGGCTGCGGTGCAAGATCCACCGTTGCTTGCGGCCATGCTCACGAAAGTGGACCCTGCAGGGATGTTGTCCGTCAGCACCACATTGCTTGCAGCGTTCGCACCGTTGTTTTGCACGGTCATCGTGATGGTGGCAATGCCACCGGCGGGGACTGGATCTGGCGAAACGATGTGCTGAGCGAGCACGAGATCCGCATTTTGGGCGTAGGCAACCCCTGAAAGCGCCAGAGGCAGCAGAAGCACCGCTGATCGCAATACTCCGAATTTCCAAACTTTCGACTTCATTTGACTGATCTTCATGATGAGTAAGATTTGTGGGGGTCGAGGAAAAGGGGAGGATTGCTATCGCCCAGCCGCCCAAGCGGTGGCATCTAACATGTGTCAATATTTGTTACCCCGCCGCTGATTGAGCTTTCCACCTTCGTGAATATTTGTGTGCGGGGCTGCGAGCGATCAGCACGAAAGGCCTTCTTTAGTTCGTGCCAAGCCTGACAAATTCGTCCGGTCACAACCCGACAGGACGAACCCGTGAGCACGACCGACGAAGACCGCCAGCGCCTGCTGAGCCCCGAAGAGCTGGCCGCGATGGCCGATGACGACTACAACGCCGACGAAGACAACCAAGCGGCCCTCGCTGAGATCGGCCGCGGCAGCGTGGACGAAGAAGGTGAGGAAGGCGAAGACGCCGGCCCGGGCACGGCGGATGATGATGCCGCCGGTTCAGGCGCGGCGCCCGCGCCCGCACCGGCACCGGCACCGGCACCGACCCCTGCGGCAGCTCCCGCCGACGACGCTGCAACGGGCGAGCAGGGCGCAGAGGGGAAGCCCTCACCCGCTCCTGCGCCACAGTCGGGTTACACCGTCGATCTGCCCAAGGACTACGACGACCAGGTGAAGGCCAATCGCGCCGCCCTGGCTGAAGTTCGCAGGAAGTTCGATGACGGGGAGCTGGACGCGACCGAACGCGACGCGCAACTGGACAAGCTCCAAGACGAACGCGACGAACTGCGCGACATCAAGACCCGGGCTACGGTTTCTGCCGAGATGTCGCAGCAGAACGCGCAGGCTGCTTGGGTCAACACCATCAATGCCTTTGTGGCGGACGTCGCCGTGAAGCCGGAGCTGGGCATCGTGGACTACACCAAGGACACGGCCAAGCAGGCGGACCTCGATGCCTTCGTGCGCGCGCTGGCCGCTGCACCCGGCAATGAGAGCAAGCCATCGCGCTGGTTCTTGGAGGAAGCGCACAAGCGTGTAGTGGCACTGCATGCCATCCCCACGACCAAGACGGCACCTGCGGATGTGAAGCGCAAGCCGGATGCCTCCAACGTGGTGCAGAACCTTGCCGACGTGCCCGGCGGCGCCGGGGATGCCGACCCGGTGAGCAATGAGTTCGCCGAGCTGGACAAGCTCGATGGCCTGGCATACGAGCGCGCTGTAGCCGCGCTCTCGCCGGAAAAGCGTGACCGCTACCTGCGCGCCGTCTGATGTCGTCCTCTTCGCTTCCCCCGCCCGTGCGCCGCGTTCACATGGAGCTGCGCACTGGCGACGTGCTGGTGCTGCCGGGCGTGGAGCTGCGGCTGGTCTTCAAGAAGGGGCAGGCCGCACGCATGGAAGTGTGCGCCGCCCCTGACACCGCTATCAAAAAGATCCCGGCGGCAGCGCGGCTCGTGCCAAGCCTGCCAACCTGAAGTCTCTTTCTTTTGCAACCGGAGCGCTGGAGTGCTCGCTACCACACTAGGAGCAATCCATGGGTAAAACCGTTGTGGGCGTGAACAGCCCCCGTGCAGTCAAGCGCTTCTCTGGCGACTTGGCGCTCGACGTCTCGCAGGAGGCGTACTTTGGCCGCAAGTTCGCGGCTGTCGGCCAGGGCGCGAAGACGCCCATCCAGATCCTGACCGACCTGGAATCGGAAGCCGGCGACCTCATCAGCTACGACCTGCTGGCCGAGCTGACCATGGCCCCTGTCGAAGGCGACAACACGCTGGAAGGCAAGGAAGAAGGCCAGAAGTTCTACACCGATCAGCTGTACATCGACCAGGCCCGCGGCGGCGTGAATACCGGCGGCCGCATGTCGCGTAAGCGCACGCTGCATGACCTGCGTGTGCGCGCCAAGCAGCAGCAGGCCAGCTGGTGGGCCCGCTTCCAGGATGAACTGCTGTTCACCTACCTGTCGGGCTCGCGTGGCGTGAATCCGAACTTCATCCTGCCGATGCCCTACGCCGGCCGCGCAGGCAACCCGCTGACCGCGCCCACGGCCAACCATCAGCTGTTTGGCGGCGACGCCACCGCTGTGTCCAACATCGACGCGACCGACAAGTTCAGCCTGGCCGTGGTGGGTGCTGCGCGCACTCGCGCCGACACCCAGGGCGGCGGTGCCACCGGCATCCCGGTCATGAAGCCTTGCATCGTGGACGGCGAGGAAGTTTTCGTGCTGGTGATGCACACCTGGCAGGAAGACGACCTGCGCAACACGACCACGCCCAACGACTGGGTGGACCTGCAGAAGGCTGCAGCCGGCTCGGCCGGCCTGAAGTCGCCGCTCTTCAAGCAGGCGCTGGGCATGCACCGCGGCGTGGTGCTGCACAGCCACCGCAACGTGATCCGCCACAACAACCACGGCGCCGGCGCGAACGTGTCCACGGCCCGTGCGCTCTTCATGGGTTCGCAGGCCGGCGTGATGGCATTCGGCTCGCCCGGCACCGGCATGCGCTACGGCTGGCACGAAGAAACCCGCGACAACGGCAACCAGGTGGTCATCACCACGTCGTCCATCTTCGGCGTGAAGAAGTCCACGTTCGACTGGGACGGCCAGGTACACGACCAAGGCGTGTACGCCATCGACACGGCGGCGGCTCCCCGCTGATCCGCCGGCCCATCGCAACCAAATCGAGGAGTCAGAAATGCCTTTCGCTCAGAAAAGCGCGGTGCTCGCAGGGCACCAAACCCCCATCACCCCGAGCGGCATGGAGCTGGTCCGTGCCCGCTTCGGTCAGCCTCTGGTGGCGGCCGATCACGTCGTGGGCCGCGCTGGTGTCATCGGCGTGCTGCCGGCCGGCACGCTGCCAACCGAGCTGTACGTGCGCGTTCCCGCCGCCCTCGGCGCCAACTTCACTGCCTCCATCGGCCTGGCCAACGCTGACGCATCCGACATCAGCGTGGCGGCCGATGAAGGCGGCGCGGCATGGGTGGTGGACAACAGCACCGGCGCGACCGGCGGCTACATGCAGGTGAGCCCGGCGGTTTTCGCCAAGGTCGTGCCGAAGGATTACGACCGCAAGCTGCTGCTGAAGATCACCGCCGCGGGCACCGGCACCCCGGCCGGCCTGTTCGCCGTCGATCTGGTGTATTCGAACGCCTGATACCGCCCGGCTGAACGTCCCCGGGGCGTAGCCCTGGGGCTTCCTGACCATTGGAGAAGAGCATGAAACTGTTTACCGCGCTGCCCGCCCGTCGTGACGGCACCCTGAATGTCGCCACCGACGACGGCAAGACCTACCAGTTCACCGGCCAGCCGCTGAGCTGCGAGGTCGAAGACGAAGACCACGCCGATGAACTGCAGGCCAAGGGCTTCCAGCCCCAGGACGAGTTCGAAGCCGAGCAGGATTTCCTGAAAAAGGCCGAGGCCCGCGCTGCCCGTCTGGCCGCCCGCGGCGGCGCGCCATCGGCACGCGGCACCTTCACGCCCGGCGTAGGCAGCGGCGACCAAGGCGCTGAAGACGAGATCGTGACGGGCGGTGACGGCGCTCCGCAAGAAGCTGCCACGCCCGCTACCGGCCGCGTGCGCCGCCAACATCGCGCGTAAGCCGGGGACGCCGTGGCTTCGTGGGACAACTGGATGCCCGAGCTGACGCTGGCCGCCCCCACGGCGCCGGCGCCGCTCATCCACCTGTGCCTGAACCGGGCCGCGCGCAAGCTGCTGCGCGTGTCCCGCGCGTGGCAGGAGTGGCTGGAGCCCACGGACGTGACCGGCGCTGCCTTCACGGAATACACCTTCGAGCTGCCGCAGGGCGGTGAGCTGGTGCGCCTGGAGCGCGCCACGCTCAATGGCTGGCCGATCGACCTTGCGCACGCGAACGACTTGCCGGCCGACCCTGCTGCACACGCTGTGCGCGGCCGGGCCTACCTTGTGTCGCAGGATCTGCGGAATTTCACGGTGGGGGCGCGCGCTGGCGCCGGGGCTGTGCAGGCGTTCGTGTCGATCATCCCCACCATTCGCGGCAATACCGTGCCCGACAAGGTGGCCTCGCTCTACCACGAAGCCATCCGCGACGGCGCGAAGGCCGAGCTGCTGGCCACCAGCGGCACCGACTACTACAAGCCGGACCAGGCCGCCGTGGCGCTGGCGTTCTTCAACCAGGCGCTGGATGACGCCACGACGGACGTCTGGCGCTCCAACACTGGCAGCGTGCCGCGGAGGGCCCCGAAATGGCTTTGACCGTCAAGCAGGTGCTGGACGACGCGGCCCGGGAGCTGCAGGACAAAGGCGGCATTCGCTGGTCGCGTCCTGATCTGCTGGACTTCTTCAACGCGGCGCAGCGGGCTTTCGCCCAGCACCGGCCCGACCAGCTGGCGCAGGAACGTGATCTGGCGCTGGCGGCCGGGTGGCGGCAGGTATTGCCTGCGGACGTGCTGCTGCTGATCGACATCACGAACAACGCGAATGCCACCCAGCGCCGGATCACCAAGACCGACCTGTGGGTGCTGGACTCGCTGATGGGCGCCTGGCGCGGGGGTTCCCCGGCGCGGGAGGTTCAACACTTCATGCTCGACATGCGGACGCCGCGCGAGTTCCTGGTGTATCCGCCGGCGCTGGCCGGCATCAAGGTTCGCGCCGTGGTGGAGCCTGTCGCAAAGGATCTCGCCAGCGAAGAGGAGCAGCCCTGGGTGCCCGTGCAATGGCTGGACGCGCTGCGCCACTTCATGCTCTTCCGCGCCTGGTCGATCGATGCCGAGTTCGCCGGCAATCAGGCCGTGGCTGCGGCGCACCTCGAGCTCTTCAACAACGCGCTGGGCGTGCAGTCGAAGGCGGCGAACGAAGTCGCTCCGACCATGTGACAAGCCTGCCAAGCTGGCAGCACTGATTTCAACCTGGGGCGCTGGAGTGCTCGAAACCGAAAGGAAGCCTCATGGCTGGTGTATCCACGTCCCTCGGCAACGCCTTTATCAATGCGACCCTGCGCGGCCAGGCCTTCCCTGCGATCCGAACGCCTTACTTCGCGCTCTTCACGGCCGACCCGACCGATGCGTTCACCGCGGGCACCGAAGTGAACGCGGCCTGGTATCAGCGCGTCCCCACGGGCGCCTTCGCTGCTCCGGCCAACGCGGCAACGTACAACGCCGTGCGCGCGGAGTTCCCGCCCGTTACTGGCGCGCAGGTCACCATCACGCACGTCGGCATCGTGGAGGCTGCAGCCCCCGGCGACGCCACCGCGACGCTGATGTACTCGGAGCCGCTGGCGGCGCCGCGCACGCTCCAGATCAACGATGTGTTCGTGATTGACAGCCAGGCGCTGGCGGGCGACTTCACGCTCCAGTTCCTGTAACCCGCGAACGCAGGCATGAACCGCGGGCAGCTCAACGGCTTTACGCTCAACGGAGCGTCTGCCGACCCCATCGTCCGCGTGCGCGTGGACGGGAAGGGGTACGCCCGGGTCAGCGCGGGCGGTCGAGTCCTCGCCTATGCAGTCGCGCACTCGGCGCCGAGGGCCCGCCTCGACGGGAAGCTGGGGAGGGTAGAGGCACGGCTGTCTGCTGATGCCGTCGCCAGGGCAGCCATAGCAGGAGCGCTGGGGCGTGTGGATGTCCACGGCCTGCTCGCTGTCACAGGCCGCGCAGTCATTCAGGTCACGTTGCCTCCCGTGTACGGACGCCTGGCTGTGCGGGCGCGGGCGAGCATTGGGCTCTCCGCGCATGCACTGGTCCGCTCCTCGGCAGCGGTCACGGGTCAGGCCCGGGGCGAGGCAGGTGCGCGCGTAGTGCGCCGCGCTCCCGTGGTGGCGCGGCCGGCGGCTGCCATCGGTGCGGATGGTTCGGTCTTCGTGCGGCGCTGGATCCGCTCGCCTCTGGAGGGTCGAGGTCAAGCCTTCGTCATCGCCAACGGGCACATGGAGGCGCGGCTTGCCGCACTTTCGCAGGCGCGCGCTGTGACCGCTGCAGCGTTTCATGTCAAAGCCCGGGCCCCAGTGGCGGCTCGCGGTGTCGCGTTCATCGACGTGGACTTTGCCGTGAACAAGCGGCTGCCGTTCGATGAGCCAGCCCCCGAGTACCGCACCTTCTACGTGCCGGCCGGACAACACACGTTCGTCGTGTCGGAGTGAGAAATGAGCGTTCTAGGAACCGTGACCCAGCAGCCTGCCGACGTGCAGGACTACGACATCGAGTTTTCCGAGTGGTTTCCCCCTGGCGACGAGATCGTGGAGTGCTTCATCGCGGTGAAGCCGCCTATGCCGCTGCCGCCCAGCTACGCCTTCCAAGGCCAACGGGTGAAGGTGTGGGTGTATGCGGGCGGCATCAGCGGGGTCAAGTACCAGGTCACCGTGCGACCCACCACCGGGGACGGCCGGGTCAAGGAAGTCGAACTGATGGTTCGCATCAAGGAGGTGTAAGTGCCGCAGCTGTTCCTCAACAATTTTCAGTCGCAGTTCATCGCAGCGGTGAAGCAAACGCCGGAGTCGGCCACGCCAGCCGCTGAGCTGGGCTACGGCGTTCTCCGGCTCTCCGACGGCGCCGCCGGGACGCTGCTGAATCCGCCGGCGGGCAGCTGGTATGTCGTGACCGCCTTCAAGCGAAACGGCTCCGCAGAGTCCGACTACGAGGTCATGCACATCGTGGCGGTGGACAACTCTGTGGTGGGCGAGTGCCGCATCACAGTGCTGCGCGGGCAGGAAAACACCGCCGCCAAGACCTACGCCGCCGGCGACATCGTAGAGCTGCGGCTGACAGCCGGCAGCATGGCGCGGCATGTCCAGACGAGCGATGCACGCCTGTCTGATCCGCGTGTGCCCACAGGGCCTGCAGGCGGTGTGCTGTCTGGGAATTTCCCGAACCCCGTTTTCGCGCAGGCCATGGCCACCCAGGCGACTGCGGATGCAAAAGTGGACAAGGTGCCCGGGAAGGCGTTGAGCGCCAACGATTTCACCAATGCCGATGTGGCGAAGCTGGCAGGCATTTCCGAGCAGGCGACGAAGAACGCCACGGATGCCCAGCTGCGGGATCGGGCTACGCACACCGGGACGCAGGCAGTGAGCACGGTGGCTGGGCTGCAGGCCGCCCTCGATAGCAAGGCGCCTTTGAACAGTCCGACCTTCACGGGCGAGGTTTCGGGTGTGAGCAAGGCCATGGTCGGCCTGGGCAATGTGGACAACACCAGCGACGCGAGCAAGCCCATCAGCACTGCCGGCCAAGCGGCGCTGGATGGCAAGGTGGACAAGGTGCAGGGCAAGGGGTTGTCCTCGAGCGACTTCACGCAGGCCGAAAAGCAGAAGCTGGCCGAGATCCCTGTTCCCAGCGCCATCGGCTCGCAGGTGGTGCAGGCTGCCAATGCCGCCGCGGCGCGCGAGGCGCTCGGGGCTGGCACTTCCAACTTCAGCGGGCAGTTCGCAGCCTTGGCTGCAAAGCCCACCACGCTCGGCGGATACGGCATCACGGACGCACTGCCGAGTGCCAGCCCACAGATGTCTGGACTGACATTCATCAACGGTGCGATGAAGGGTCGTCGCATCGGTCAAGTCGGGGGCGCCATCAACTGCGGCGACTCGAACTTTTTTGTTCTGACTTTGCAGGGAAACCTCACTTTTAGCTTCACCAATGTGCCCGGTGATCGTTACGGATTCTTGGTCTGGATTGCACACCAGTCCGGCACTATTGGCTGGCCAGCCAATGCCTATTGGTCTGGTGGCGTTGCTCCTCAATTGACCACTGGCAAAACTCACCTGTTCATGTTCATTACCCAAGATGGTGGTGGTTCTTGGCTCGGAGCTGCTCTTCCCAACTTCGGGTGAGGTGAGAAATGATTGGAGATTTGATTGAACTGATGTTCGCTGCCAAGCGGCAGCTCGCAGCACCTGGGCAGGTGCTTATCGAACCAACGGACGCAAGTGCAACCCAATACTGGGTTGTGCCGGCAAACGTGTACGAGATCTGCCTGGTGATGGTTTCCCGGTCTGGTTATGACACGCCGGTCTCTCTATACCGTGGCGGGACGCTTTTGTTTTCGACAAACTCCGCAGTAAATGGCGCCTCTTCTGGTGGAGGGAACGGTGGGGAGCCGGGCAATCCTGGCGGGAATCGTGTCACTTATTACGGCGGCTGGGGCGGTGCAGGGGGCTATACAGGCAACGGCGGACGGGGCGGCGACGGCGTTAGTAACCCAACGCCACCACAACCGGGAAGCGGCGGAGGCGGCGGCGGCGGGTCGGGCGGTAACGGCACCATTGGTCAAAATGGCGACTCTGGAGGCGGCGTTGGTTTGTATGGCCAAGGTGCCAATGGCGCAGGCGCGGATGGCACCAACCCGGACCCCGGCATGCGTTCGCACGGTTACCCTGGTTCGCCAGCAGCCAACGGCCGTCGGTATGGCGCGGGACCTGGCCTTTACGACTATACGACATCCGTGGTTAATGGCCGCGGGGGCAATTTGCGATGGATTAATAATCTTCCGGTAAATCCTGGTGAAACACTCACCCTGACATTTGCACTGGCACGTCGGTACAAAGACTGGGTAGATGAAAAAAATATGCAGTTGCGGCAAGCATTTAATGAGGGTTGCCGAATCCTCTGGTATGGGGGCCGCTCTTTCCCCTACAACGCAGGTGACCGATGAACATCATCCATCTTGAATCTGGCGAATACCCACTCACCCCGGGTGATGTGATGCGAGCCAACCCGAACATTTCCTACCCAATGCCATTCGAGTTATCGGATGGGTACGCCTGGGTAACTCCAGTGGAGCCCCCGAAGTACGACCCCATAACTCAGAAGCTGACCGAACGTCCGCCCAAGAAAACTGTGGGAGGCACCTACCACCAGTTCTGGATGGTGGAAGGTCTGTCAGACGAAAAGATCGAGCAGAACAAACAGATCGCTGCCAGACAGCTTTTCCTTGCGGTTCAAACAGAAGCCCAACGTCGTCTGGACAGCTTCGCTCGGGAGCGTCGCTACGATGGCATCCTGAGTTTGACCAGCTATGCAACCAGCAAGAATCCCAAGTTCCAGGTTGAAGGTCAGGCAGGCGTGGACGCTCGTGACTCTTTCTGGGCGGTGCTGTATCAACTCGAAGATGACGTTCGCTCTGGTTCTCGGCCTATGCCAAGCTTCGAGGAGGCGGTCTCCGAGCTACCGGAACTCGCCTGGGCGCCGGCGCTGGCCTAGCCGCACCAAGCCTGCCAGATTGGCAGGCCATGACCACCTACAAGCTGAGCTCGTTCGTCGGCGAGGCGCCGAGTGTGTCCGACCGGGCCCTGGGCGCGAACTTCGCGCGCGAGAGCGTCAACCTCTTTCTGCCCAGCGGCGAGTTCTGGCCACTGGCCAGTGACCGCTGGCACTCGGCCTGCGTCCCCGGTACGCAAACCCTCCACCGTTTCAGCCGCGACACGAGCGGCGCGGTGGTGCAGAACCCGGATGCGCCCATCCGCTCCTACGCGCAGGAGCTGTGCTTCGTGAAGGGGCAGATCAACGACCAGGCTTCGGAGCGCACGTATCGATCGACGGCTGACGGCAGTGAGCGGCCACGCATGATCGACACCCGCGGCAACGACCGCGTGCTGGGCGTCGCCCGGCCGGTGAAGCCCGCCGTGAAGGTGCAGGTGGTGGATGAGTTCACGGCGGAGGAGGCCCGCACCTGGCTGTATGGCGACTTCGCGGAAATGGTCCGCAAGGATCTGCTGGCCTGCGCAGTCCAGCATGCTGGCAATCAGGAGGCCATCCGCTGGGACGGCGCGGGCAAAGCCTACGCTGGCGCCACCTCGAACTACGGCCTGGCGCTTTCCACCAGTGTCGGCGGCGGCTTGCCGCCCGCGAACCTCTACGCTGTCGTGAGTGACGCCCGTATCAGCGACACCCAGCTGAACACCACACGGCTCGGCGCCACCAAGGTGGCAGGGGGGTGGGCCGTACCGGTGGCGGCGATGCCCGCCAGCTTCCCCATCCGGCGAGGCGACCTGGTGGCGGCGCTGCAGCTGCACGAATTCCCGGCCACTGCGGGCGCGCGCGCCGGAGAGACGGTTCTGTCAGCAGACCGGGCCGACAAGATCGCCGGCTTCGCGGTGGCAGCGATCGCGCCGGGCGCGGAGTGCTCCAACTGGCGGGCCGAGCTGGACCGGTTGGTGAAGGAGTTCGCCGCGCTGGCCCTGACGAAGAGCTGGAGCAACCCAGGCGCGGCCCCGGTGAAGCCGGCAGAGCCGAAGGGGCCCCAGTATGTGGGCGGCGATGGAGACTCCACGCTCGTGACCGAATCGCTGGAGTGGAAGCAGTACCGGGCAGCGCTGGAGGCCTACTACAACGCTCTCGACGCCTACCAAGCCGGCAAGACGGCTGCGACCGGACAGAGTGAGAGCTTCAACGCGCGGCTCGTGGAGATCCAGCAGCGATGCAGCGCGCTCGTCTCCAGCATCCAGACGCAGCTGGTGTCCCAGTACACGGCCGCTACCGACAAGCCGGACGCCGCCGGCGCCTGGCTCGACAAGCTGGGCGGCGTGGCCGAGATCGCCGGCAAGACGGTGGAGCGGGTGGTGGACTCCCGGTACTACGTGGTGTCCTTCGTCACCGACCTCGGAGAAGAGTCGGAGCCATCGCCTCTTTCGGACATGCTTGAGGCGGACGCGAACGACACCGTGACCATCAACCGGCCGGCGACCATGACGGGCGAGAGCCATGCAGCCCGGAACATCGCGAAGTGGCGGCTCTACCGCAGCAACACCTCGGAAACCGCGGCGGCCTGGCAGCTGGTGCAGGAGCTGCTCATCAGCATGCCGTCCTTCCTGGACGACAAGCCCAGCGAGGAGCTGGACAGTCTCCAGCCGCAGTTCACCTGGACGGCGCCGCCGTATCGGATGGACTCGCAATTCGAAGGAGAGAACAAGCCGACCGTGGGCGCCAACCCATACCTGCGCGGCCTGACCGGGATGCCCAACGGGATCATGGCGGGCTTCATCGACAACACGATCGCCTTCTGCGAGCCCTACGTGCCCTATGCGTGGCCTGTGGACTACCAGGTGACCACCGAGTTTCCGGTGGTGGGACTGGCGGTGTTTGACCAGACCCTGTTCGTGGGCACCACGGGCAACCCGTATTTCGTGACGGGCGCCCACTCGGCTTCGATGTCGGCGCAGAAGCTCGACAGCAACCAGTCCTGCGTCGCCCGCCGTTCGGTGGTGCCCGTCCAGGGCGGGGTGCTTTATGCCTCCCCGGACGGGCTCTGCCTGGCGAGTTCGCGCGGCATCGAGGTGGTCACGCGTCAGCTGATCGCGCGCAAGGACTGGCAGGCCCTGCAGCCCGCGTCCATGTTCGCGGCCGAGCATGAGGGCGTCTATTACCTGTTCCACGCCGGCGCCGGTGGCGGGTGTCTCGCGTTCGCGCTGCAGGATGGGATGAAGCTGGGGCGAACGGACATGACCGGCACTGCGGTGTGGGTGGATAAGTTCAACGACCTGATGTACGTCGCCCGGGGCACTGACATCCTGGAATGCTTCACCGGCACAAACGCGCGCACGGCCCGGTGGCGGACAGGCGTGGTGACTCAGGGCGCGCAGGCGCCGCTGGCTTGGGCCAAGGTGTATGGCCAGCAGACACCGCAGGCGCCGGTGACGCTGCGCCTCTGGGGCGACGGGGCGCTGCGTCACACCGCCGTGTTCACAGACGTGCAGCCCCAGCGGCTGCCGCCCGGGCGCTGGCTGGAGCACCAGGTGGAGATCGAGGGCGCGGCGCGGGTGACTGCGCTGGGTCTGTATTCCACCAGCGAGGAGCTGCGCGCAGCATGACCAACACCGTGAAGCGCGACACCGGCGTCGCCCGGCTGCCGGCCCTGCCTTCCGTCAACCTGCAGGACAAGGCGCTTTCCAACTGGGTCAAAGCCGTGACCGAGCGTATGCAGGTGCGGGAGGGCGAGCGCGGCAACGAGAACGAGCGCACCGTAACGCTGCGTGAGCTGCGAGAGCTGACTGGCGGCGTGGCCGATCTGGCCAAGGTGTTGGCCGCGCCAAAAGAGCCGGCGGACGGGGAGGTGGGGCTGGACCTGGGCGGGGGGCTGTCAGCCACCATCCGGGTGGATGACTTCGCCCGATCGATCATCGACTCCCGGCTGTTCAAGTCGCTGGCGAAGACGCTCGATGACCCGACACGTTTCGACCACCTGGCTCAGGAGATCCGAGACGAGCTGGTGCGATCGATCGCCGACGAGGCGGCGAAGCGCGGCGCCGATATTCGGGATCTTTCCACGGTCGTGCAGACCAATGAGCGCAGCTTCGCCCGGGCGGTGCGCGAGGTGACGGCCAGCCTGCAGCAGGCGAGCGCCGGGGTGCGTGCCACGCAGGCGGCGTGGAGCGACGGCCAGCGCGCCATGGCAACGAACGTGCTGCAGCTGCAGGCTTCGCTGGGCAACTACTACCAGGACGGCAAGCCCGGCCGGGCCAGCCTGGAGCAGGAGATGACGGTGCTGGCGAGCCACAGCGATGGCTTGCGCGCGCAGTACACCCTCAAAGTGCAGGCCGGCGGGGCGCTGGCGGGGTTCGGGATCGCGGCCGAGGAGCGCAACGGCCAGACGACCAGCGCCTTCATCATCATGGCCGACAAGTTCGCCATCGTGAGCCCCAGCTACAGCGGCGGGCTCCAGCGCACGCCCCGGCCGCAGGATGTGGTGTTCGGGGTCGATGGCCAGGGCATCTACTTCCAGCAGAACGTGTACCTGAAGGGCAACCTGCGGGTGGACGGCAGTGGCCGCACGCTGGGTGACGGACTGCGAGGCTCGGTGCTGCTGTCGGCGGGCGGGAGCTACTGGAGCGACGCGACCGCGCGGCAGGTTGTCTGGCAGGCCCTGGGAAATGGCGGGAGCGCGCCGGGCAACAGCCATCTGGTGGTGGGGGATGCAGTCACCATCACGGACGGGCATGCCTTCACCCAGACGCGGCACTGGCTGGGCTACTACTGGGCCGTGCCCGGCGCGGTGCTGAGCGGCGACTTGCTCGTGGACGGGACGGTTGCGGCACGCAAGGTAGACACGCGGGGGCTGACCGTGCGTGACGATGCGGGTAACGTCATCCTGTCGGCGAATGGGCTCGATGCGCAGTGGCTGCGCAACCTGCGCGCGGACCATGTGGCCGGGCTCGGTCCATTGGCCCGCGGGGACAGCGTGCGGATCGGCGAGTCGGTGAAGTTCCCTGACGGCTCCACCATGACCACGGCGGACTTCATCAACCGCCTGCAGCGGATCACCTCCAACAACATCGGCGTGTTCATGGACACGGCAGCCATCGGCACCGCCTACATCGGCAATGCGGCGGTGGGCACGCTGCAGATCGCAGGCGGGGCCGTGACTTCAATGGCGCAGGGGGCGGGCAGCGGGGGGGTGCCGCCAGGGGGTGCCACGGTCATCGCGGTTTGCTACATCTATGTCGCACCCGGCGCCACCGGCGTGGTGGTCAGCGGGTCGGTTTCGGTCTATGCCTCCTCTGGCAACGCCTCCGCCTACATGCGGCTGCGCAGGCGCGGCGGCGGGCAGGTGGGATTTACCTGGGTGTCGATCCAGGACGGCTGGTGGTCGAGCATGTCGGTCAGCGGATACGACGCCTATCCGCCCGCGGGCGTTCAGGTCTATGAAATGGTGGTGGAGAACCCGACTGGCGGGCCCGGCAGCAATCGGCCGGTCACGGCGGAGTTCGGCTCCATCACCGCCACAGGGGGAAACCGATGAGCCATTACGCGGTGCACGAGGAAGGGCGCATCCGCCGCACCTTCACGCTGCCGAAGGGGATGAGGCTTCCAAAGGAGGAAGCAGGGGCGGTGCCCTGTGGCCCGGAGGTCACGATGCAGACACACTTCGTGCGGGGCCGGGCAGCGGTGCGAATTCCGCCAACCCCCGGCGATGGCTGGGTGTTCGACTACCGCGCGGGAGCGTGGGAGTTTTCCGAGGAAATGGCCTGGCAGCTGGTGCGGTCGGAGCGCGACGCCCGGTTGAAGGCCTGTGACTGGCGGGTGCTCCCGGACTCGCCCACGCCCGCGGACATGCGGCAGGCCTGGCTGGCGTACAGGCAGGCGCTGCGGGATGTGACGGACCAAGACGATCCGCGGGCTATCGCATGGCCCATGTCGCCAGTGGCCGGCTAACATTCCCGCCGCCTCTCGCGGACCCGAACGGAGTACTCTCGATGAGGTTCGGTTCGATGTGCAGGCCTTGCGGCTGACGGACGAGATGTTCGACGATCACGCTTCGAGTTCGCCGTTCAGTCCAAGGGTTACTGCTGGCTGTGCTGTACAGTAGCAGACCGGTAGGCAGTGGTAACATTTGGTTGTAACCTAAGAGGTCCTCCAAGCGTGAGCACAATCAAGCCTAGTGGAGCGCCCGCTCCTTCAAAAGTTGGACCGGCCCAAGCAATTCGGGATGTCTTCATAGCATCCATCAACAAGGGGCAATTTCCCTTCGCCGTTGTAGGCGCGATTCTGGCGCTGCTTCTGTTGCGAGTGCCCGAAGCTGAGATCGTCCCACTGATCCGCTGGATGGTGGAAACGGTTGGAACAGCCAGTTATCTAGGCTACTTTCTCTTCGTCTTGACCGTGTTCGCGTGGTACTTTCACGCTCAGCGTGTTCGAGCTGAGACGACCGCCCAATTCAACGCGTTCAAGTCCGGTCAGAAGACCGTACCCAAACGCACCAAAGGAGCAACGAAATGACTCTCGGAGCCATCTTCCTCGTTCTCGTACTGATGTCTTTTCTGTTTTTTGTTCTCGATGGCATCGTGGCACCATCAGAGCAGATGCTCGTACGTCTCGCCCTGTTCAAGACTGCTGAAGAGATTGACGAGCTTGGCAGCATCCCTAACGTTGGTCCAAAGGTGGTTCAGCGGCTCAAGGGTATGACCTTCACCTTGGTCAACAACATGCCTCGCTTCACCATCACGATGCTGGCAGCTCTGCGGTTTCAGATGGAGCACGACCCGAAGTTTCGCGAGGAGGCCCGGGCGCGAGTTGCTGTGGTGGAAAATTGTGGTGTTGAGGAAGTCGAAGAGGCCCGGTTGCACATCGTCCGCTTGGCAGACAAGGTCCTGGCTTGGAATTCAATAGGCTGGGTGGTGTGCCTTATTCCGATTGTGCTTTGCGTGTTTCTTTATGAGCGCATCCAGTTAGGGATTCGAACCCTACTAACGACGCCGCAAAAAAATTTCGATGAACTGCAGCCTCCAGACTTCAGCCTAGTCTGATGTGACCAAAGCCCGCTTCGGCGGGCTTTGTCGTTTCTGGCCGTGCCAAGCCTGCCACCCTGCGGGCCATGACTGTTCACGCGCTGGAATACGCCCTCGACGCGGTGCTGCCGTTCATGGGTGAGCGCATCCCGGGCTTCGCGGCGTGCGAGGGTCAGCGGGCCATCGGGCTGCGCCGCGACGGCGTGTTGGTCGCCGGCGCTGTGTACGAGGGTTTCAACGGCCGGAACCTATGGATGCACGTCGCGGCAGAGCCCGGTGCGCGGTGGCTGGTTCGCGACTACCTGCGTGCCTGCTTTGCCTACCCATTTCTGTTGTGTGGCGTGGAGCGCGTGAGCGGCTATGTCAACGCGAACAACCTGGCAGCACGACGGTTTGACGAACACCTTGGCTTCAAGGAGGAGGCCAGATTGCGTGGAGCCGCGCCGGACGGCGGCGACGTGATTTTGTATGTGATGTGGCGAAAGGATTGCAGATATGTGCCGCTGGCATAAACACGAATGGGACATGCTCCCCAGCTCTGCGTTCTCGCCGCGCCCCGGCGCAGGGATGACGGTAGAGGGCGGCAAGGGCAGCAGCGCGCCAGCACCAGATCCTCGCCTGATTGAGGCACAGATCCGGAGCATGGGCATTCAGGATGGGGCTATCCAGCGCATCCTGGCCCAGAGCGATGAGATGGCACCGCTTCAGAAGGAGCAAACGCAGTTCGCACTGGACACTTCGCGCAAGGCGTGGGAGCAATCACAGGCCGACCGTGACTATGCGCTCGGCCGGCGTGACAAGCTGTCGGGTTTGCAAGACACGATGGTGGACGAGGCGCGCAGCTTCAACACGGATGCGCGTCGGGAAGAGCTTGCGGGGCAGGCGGCAGCGGATGTATCGCAGGCGTACACCAGCGCCAGTCGAACATCCGCAGCGGAGATGGCTCGTATGGGCATCAACCCGAAGGATGGGAAATACGGCGCGACAAACAACGCACTTGTGGCAGCCACCGGCTTGGCCTCAGCCCAGGCGAAGAATGGTGCTCGGACGCAGGCGCGGGCGGAGGGGCGCGCACTGACCGATCGTGCATCGAACGTGTTGGCCGGCTACCCAGGGATGGGCATGCAGGCGACCGAGGCGACCGCAAGGTATGGCGTGTCCGGCCAGGCTTTGGCCGCTTCGGGCTTGGCGGGTCTGAACTCGGGCTATGGCCAAGCAGCAGGGGTGGCCGGGCAAATGGGTTCCAACGCTGCCGGCATGTACGGCGCCATGGGCTCCTATCGGAACGGGCAGGACCAGATTGCGGCTGCGAACAATCCCGCGAACACTATCCTCGGGGCAGCTGCTGGCATCGGGACTGCCGCCGCGATTGGCAAGATCTGGAAGCCGTAGTGATCAGTTCAGCGAGCGATTGACTGTATAAGTCTTGCCGGGCTCACCTGGGAAGTCGTCGAAGGCCGCATCGATGATCGCGGGCAGAACTGCACCCAAGTCACACGAACGGCCTATGCTCCTCGCTTGGCGCTCATACAGTGGTTTGTCGCTCCGCGCTGGGTAAATCCGCATGGCGAAGTAACGCGTGCAAACCTCGCTAGACGACACACGTCCGCCGGCTGTGGCTGTTGCGGCGTTGAACCCCGCAGCGAAGGCCCCAGCGCCGCTCGTCGTCAACGGAGGCGTGTACGTGGCCTGTTGGCCTGAGACACGCACGTAGTAAATGAAGCGCACTGCATAGTCTGCTTCAACATCTGAGGCTTCGTGGAAGCCGTTCCGACTCAGTCCGTCCCGCACCCTAGAGGTGTAAACGGCCCTTTCGAGTGATGCCTTCTCCTCATCAGTTTCACGAACGTAGTAAGTGCCACGAAAGCTATTTGCCTGAGCAGGCACAGCGCCGTAGCTACGCACGGTGGTCTCAATGGTAGAGCACCCACCCAACGCGGCTGCGAAGAACAAGGCGGTAGCGATGGTCTTGTGGTTCATGGAACGCGGGATTACTCACCAGATGAACGAGGCAGCAGCCGCCCCTGCAATGGGGCGTGATGTTCCTTCACAGCCTGGATGACGTGCTCGACCTTGAGACCGTTGTCCGTCACGCTTTGGATTCGGCGAAGGTCAACGATCAGCACATCACCCTTGCCAAACCGTTCGTCGCCGGTGTTGATGCGAGCTAGAAACTCCTGGTCGGCGATTTCGGCAAAAAAAGGAGTTCCACCGTCGCTAAACCGCCACTTGTTGTCTTCCTTGAAAGCCGCGGACTCGATCTGAAGCACCACACCGTGGGATACGGTGTCCGACACCACATCCGCGCCGGTGGCTGCCGACGTGAACCAGGACACATCTTCCTTCGTGACGACGATCTGAGTCACACCGTCATGGCCTGATGCGAAGACATCAATGCCTTCTCGCTCCAGCGGTTTGACGACTTTGGCAAGATTTTGGCGGACGACGCGGCTCTGGTAGAGACGCCCAGCTACCAAGTCCACCTCAAATCTCTCGATCGCTTCAACATCCACGATTTCGAACACGGTCTTCTCGCCGACAAATCGGATGCTGGACGGTTTGCGCCCACGCAGCCACTTGATGAGGTCGATCAAACTCGAGCCGGCTTTGCCGACCAATCCGATGCCGGCCAAGATGGCCAGCAGGTTGGCCGCAGCCGTGGCTTCGGGACCGGAAAACAACTGGACGATTTGGTCCTTGATGCTTTGCACGGCGATGAGATCCACGCCGAAAGAGCCGCCCTTGAAGTTTCCCTGAACGTCTACCCGCACCACGGGCGCGCTGGGAAATGCTGCCTTGCTTGCTTCTTCAAGGAGTTCGCTCAGCGCGATGAGCGCGGGAGCGAGTTCACGCACGTCCATCTGATGGGTCGCAAGCGCAGGCCCGTCGTATTTGATGGAGAAGTGAACTGACGAACTCATCTCAACATTATCGCTTGCCGTATGTATGCGAACCAATTCATGTCCCCAGCAGTTTTCCCACAATCCTAGCTGATTGACACAGTTGGACACAGGTGTTGTTAGTCGCGTGCCAAGCCTGCCAACCTGCTCGGTTACAGGAGCACGACATGGGCGCATTCGACAAGGGCTTTTCATTCGGACTCGGGGCTTGGCAGCAGGCAATGGACAACAAGCGCCAAGACGACAAGGACGAGCGGGCCAAGAAGGAGTTCGGCTGGAAAGAGGAGGACCGCAAGCGGGTGGCCGCAGATAGAGAACGAGAGGATTCCGCATGGACCGCATTGGGGCCGACGGCGGGCGTTGCCGCGCCACTGGTTGCAGCAAATGCGCCAGCCGAGGCAGCCGAGCCAACCGGCTCCAGCTCGGTCGGAGCGTCAGAACCTAACCCAGCGCTCCTCCGCGCCACGCAGCCAGCGCAGCAGGGGGTGTCAGCGGCATTTTCAACCCCGCCAGCCTCGCGTGCCGGACAGTTGCGCGCACTGGAAGGCATTGCGATTGCGCGGCGTGATGCCGGCTCGTTGGAGCGGATCGGCGCGGCTCGGCAGAGTGCCGAAGAAGATGACTTCTTCGGCCAGGCTATGAAGGGCTACACCGGCGCGGAAGACCAGATCGGGGCTACGGCGATGCACATCAATAGCACCTCGAAGTCCATCACAATGGGCGCGCCCGACAAAAACGGGGTTGTGCAGCTCGCCGTGGTCACGCCGGACCGCCGCGCCCAGTTCTTGACCCTGAGCCGCGACCAGCAGGCTCGGCTTTATGCGGCTGGCCAACTCATGGAACGCAATCCCGCCCGTGCTCTTCGAGAGATATCGGACGTGAACAAGCCTCTTGCTGAGGCGCTGGCAGCGGAAGGCGGACTGGTCACAAAGGTCGCCGGATCCAACAACCAAGCCGCTTTCAATACACGCGACGACGAGCGCGCGGATCGGCAGCAGGCCGAAGCCGCTCGCCACAACCGTGCAACGGAGGTGCTCTCGGCGGCCAGGGCGAGCGAGAAGGGGGCAACGAAATACGATTTCGACCCCATCAAGGTGCAGAGGGCGTTCGGGGAAACCTCTACCGATCCGCTCACGGGGAAAGACACGGTGAAGCGTAACCCTGCTGAAGAACGCAAGTTCCATGAATTCATGGCCGACAACCCTAATATTCGCGACGTGGATGAGGGACTGGTCAGATACAACCGGGCCAGGGTGCAGAGGGATCGGGAGACAAGCGATGCTGTGCGAACGAAGGTCAGCGGCGCGATGTCACAGGAAAACCTGGTCGCCACCGCCAAGAAGCACGGCATGAGCGTGGAAGAGGTGGTGCAAGAGCTGATGAACAGAGGGATCACGCCGGTAGTTCAGGAGACGCCCAGCCCTGCGCCGGCCGTTACGTCAGCGCCTTCCGCCTCGCCTTCAGCGCCGGCAGTCGCGCGGTCGAGCCCGACACCTGCGCCGCCGCAGGGAGGCGATCCGGCCGAAGACGCACCCGCCGGGCGGGCGCTGGACGCAGCAAAAATGGGACTGCGAGATGCCATCGCCAAGGCGCGTACCTTCGGCCTGGCGCAGCGTGCGGCGGACCCCACCGCTTACCAGGCCGCCATGAACAGGGTGCGAGCAGCAGAGGCCGCCGCAGCCCAAGCGGAGAAGCAGTGGCAGAACGCCATCGCACAGCAGGGTGTGACTGCGTATTTCGGCGGTGCCCGATAGCGAGAAGGGTTCAAATCACGGGCTAGCTTGCCGCCGGGCGCGTGCTGTCCGCAATGCGTAAGGCAACTTTCAGCCAACAGTCCGCTCGGCGGGCTGTGTGTTGTCTGGGCGCGTGCCAAGCCTGACAACCTCGTGAAGTTCACTTCACAGGTGTGTCTATGTCCCAGGATTTGCTCGCGATGGCGCGGGGTGATGGCGCTGCTGAGGCCGGCAGCGGCTCCGACCTTTTCGAGATGGCCGGCTTCAAGCCCAAACCCAAAAAGCCCGTAGAGCGGACCTGGGGCGAGGCGGCGACCGATACCGTGGTGCAACTGGCCGAGGGCGTGAACAACATCGCTGGGGCTGTGCCCAGCCTCATCGCGCCGGAATCTGGCGCTGCGACGTTCTTTCGCGACAACGCCGACCACTGGCGCCAAGCGCAGAGTGAACCCCTGAAGCGCAAGGTCGCCGACGCGGACGCTCAGATTGCCCAGGCAGACCCGGACTCCATGGTGGACCAGGCCGTGGCCGCAGCGAAGGCTTACGGCAGCGATCCCGCACTGGCGGCGCGGTTCGTCACCACCAACCTGCCCAGTATGCTTCCGGGCTTGGCAGTGGCCAAGGTCGCACAGGCTGCACGTCTTGCGTCGGGCGCGAGTGCGGCCGCCGCTGCGGGTTCCGCTACCACAGCAGCAGGTGTAACCAATGCCGTTCTCAATGCAGGCGGGGCCCGGGGCGAGGCCTTTGAGGACATACGCGATGTGTTGGTGAAGCAAGGCCACAACCGCGAGGACGCTGAGCGAATGGCGCTTGAGCGCTCCCGCCTGCCGGCTGCCGTGGGTGCTGCCACTGGTTTCCTGTCGGGGAAGATCGGGCTGGAGCATGCCGTGGTGGGCGGAGGCGCCCGTGGCGGACTTGCGGCCGGCGCGCGCGCGGCAGCGGCGGAGCTGCTGGGCGAACAGGCGGAGGAGGTGCTTCCCCAGGTCACGACGAACTACCAGGCCAGCGATATTGACCAGCGGCCACTAGCCCGTAACGTCGGGCGGACCGCCGTGGAAACGGCCATTGGTTCAGCGCCGGGCGCGGGCGTGTCCGGCGCGATGACCGCACTGCGTCGTGGTGATCCCGCCGCCGCGAAGGCGCAGGAGGGTGTGCCACCGGCTGAGGCGAGGACGCTTGAGGAAGACATGCTTCCCGACTCCCTCCCGGAGCAGTCCGCGCGCCGTCCGCGTCAGGCAACCGACGCAGCCGACACGGCCGCGGCAGTCACCCGGCTCGCCGAGCTGGAGGTCATCGGCAGCAGCACCGGGCTGAACGCCGAGCAGCAGGGCGAGCGCGCCGCGCTCGCGGATCGCGTCGAGCAGCAGGCTGCGCTTGAGGAGGAGCTGGAAAGTATCGGCGGGTCGACCGAGGTTGTTGATGGCGAGGCTGCCGCACCCGACGCAGGAATTCCGACATCGGCCGAAACGCAGGCCAAGCAAGCGGCCGCCGCTATGAACTCAGGAGCTGCGGCATTTGATCCGGCGGCTACGCAGGCGAAGACCTGGCCCCAGTTCGTGACCGAGCGGGGCGAGCGCGTCTCCACGCTGCGCAAGGGCACGCCCGAATGGGACCGCTTGCAGAACGAATGGGCCGCCGTGAAGACGCGCCGCGCCGGCACGAACCCCGAGGGCACCGGCGCCGCGGGCGGGGCGACGCCAGAAATCCAGAACCGCGACCGCAGCCGGCCCGCCAGCGTGGTGCAGATGCAGGCCATGGCACAGAACCCGGACTACCTGCGTCTGGGCGTCTCACGCAGCCCCGAGTCGGGCGCCCCGATGGTGTTCGCCGTGGGCGACCGTGTAGAAGCGGTGCCGAACCTGGGCCGAGCTGATACAGCGGTGATGAGCGACGGCCAGCGCGTGCCGTTCCAGTACGCGGCGATGGAGGCCAGCGATGTGCAGCCCTCCAACTTCGCCGACGGCGGTGTGAACCCGCTCTTCGACGCTGCACACCCGGGCACGGTGAAGGCTCTGAACAACGGACGCACCGCGGGGCTGCGCGCGGCCTACGAGCGCGGCACGGCGGAGCAGTACAAGCAGGAGCTGATGGCGGACAGCGCGTTGCACGGCATCGACCCACAGGTGATCGCCGGCATGCGCGCGCCGATGTTGGTGCGCCTCTACTCCGAGCGCGACAACCAGGCCAACATGGGCGCCAAGAGCCAGAGCCAGGCGCTGGGCCTGTCTGCCACCGAGCAGGCCGCAACGGATGCCACGCTGGTGGACAACGCGGTGCTGGATGCCTTCGATGCCGGCGGGCTGGACAGTGCGGCCAATCGAGACTTCGCCCGCGCCTTCATCGGCAAGCTGCAGGAGAACGGCCAGGATGTGGCCGGGATGATGGACGCAGGCGGCTCGCTGTCGCCGGCCGGCGTGACCCGGCTGCAGGCCGCCCTGGTCCACAAGGCCTACAGCGACGGCGACCTGGTGGAGTCGATGTTCGGCTCCACCGACAACGACATCCGCGCCATCGGTGAGGCGCTGAAGGACGTGGCCGGCGAATGGGCGAATATGCGGGCGGCCGCCGGGGCTGGCGCCGTGAACCCGCAGGTGGACGTGACGGGCAACCTGCTGCAGGCAATCCGCCTGGTGCAGAAGGCAAGGCGCGAGCGAGCGTCCCTCTATGATGCGATCAACCAGGTGGACATGGTCACTGGCGACGTGGTGGATCCGCTGACGGTCGGCGTGCTGCGCCTGCTGTATTCCGGCGAGTACCTAACCCGGGCCGTTGGCCGCGATCGCCTGGTGGAGTCGCTGCGCGACTACATGGGCGCCGCCTTGGCGACCCGCGCCGAGGGTGATATGTTCGGCGAGCAGGTAGGCCCTCACGCCATCCTTTCCGCGTTGAGCGGCCAACCAACTGAGCAGACCAGCAATGCAGCATCAACCGAAGCCGGCGGACAACCCGCACCCACAGCCCAAGAAGGCGACCGAGGATCCGATGGCGGCGACGCTGCTGGCAGCCGTGCTAATGAGCCAGGGCAGCAAGAACGCCGATCGGAGCCAGATCAAGCAGGGGCAAACCCTGCTGAAGATGGCCGAGGCATCGAAGGGCAACATGCCGCAGATCAAGGCCGACAGCCGGATCGGCAAGGCGATCAAGGCGCTGCAGAAGACGGCCGTGGCGCCGTAGCGCCCCGCCTCGAGCTCTCCAGCTATACCCAGCAGGAGGTCGAGGCGCGTGAAGACGCGCAGCAGGAGTCTGTCCAGGCCCGGAGTAGAGCCGATGCGACGGCTGACGCTGATGCCCGCGCCGAGCGCGACCGCCGCGAGGTGACCAGCCGGATGGAGGCCAGCGCTGAGAACTTCGAGCTGGGCGAAAATGCGGACGACGCCCTGAGCGGGCAGCGCCCGATGTTCAGCCGGGCAGCCGCGCCCGAAAGCGAGGCGTTCAAGAAGTGGTTCGGTGACAGCAAAGTGGTGGATGCCAACGGCATGCCCCTGGTGGTGTATCACGGCACAGCCGCCGACTTCGATTCGTTCGACAACAAGAAAACGGGCGCCCATGACATGGGGTTGTGGGGCCGTGGTCATTATTTCTCGGCGGTTGTGGGCAATGCCAACAGTTACGCGCTCCGCCAAGGCGATGGCGCGCGGTTGATTCCGGCCTATCTGTCCATTCAAAACCCCTTGATCCTCAAGACCGGGGAAGACTTCGTTACGCGGTTGCCGGATGGCACCGATACCAAGAGCCTTGTCGGGCCAAATTTGGACGGGTCGCGCATCAAGCGAATCGCTGAACAAGGTGGCCACGACGGTGTCATCCAACTGAAACTGGACGGACAAATCGGTGATCTGGTCGCCTTCCGCCCGGAGCAGATCAAGAGCGTCACCGGGAATAACGGCACCTTCGATTCAGCCAACCCGGATATCCGCTTCAGCTTCGCAGGCCGAAACGCGCGCAACGCAGACCTGAGCGAACTGGAGCGCGCCGAAGCGATGGCGCGTTGCGGCATGTCCAGCGCCCTCATCCAGCAGAAGACCGGCTGGCACCGCGGAATGGATGGCCGCTGGCGCTTCGAAATCAGCGACGACACTGCCGAATTCCGCCGCGCCGAGACGGGGCCTGAAGATCGTGCGGAAGTTGAGCGCCAGGTGCGCGAGGCGGCAACCGTGACCCAGGACGACGAACTGCACACGGCCCAGTTGGACGAAGGCGACGGCCTGCTGCGGGCCTACAGCACCACACGGGAGGGTGCGTTGGCCAACCTTGTGGACCGGGTTGCGCGGGCCCGCTTCGGCGTCGAGTTCGACATCGCGACGGTGAAGGACGGGCAGGTGGAGGCGCTGACCGACGTGCTGCAGCATCCGGCTCTGTTCGCCGCCTATCCGTTTCTGCGGGGGCTGAAGGTTTACTTCCGCAGGGGGCGAGACGCCCGCGAGTTCGGTTCCTACAACGAGACTCACCGTGCCGTCACGCTGAACGCGGATCGCTCTCCTGGAGAGATGCTATCAACGCTGCTTCACGAACTGCAACACGCGATCCAGTACCGGGAAGACTTCGCGATCGGCGGCAATATGGACGCCAACTTCACTAGCAGCGTGCGCACCACTCTGCGCGAGATGGCCGAGGGCGAAGAGCGGGCCGTGGAGGCATGGAAGGCGAAGCACCCGGACCTGATGGCGAATGCCGAGAAAACGGCCGCTGTGGTGCGCGATGCCCTCATGTACGAATCCATGGAGCGGCTGCTGTCTTACTCGGGGCGCGACAAGCCCAGCGGCGTGTTCCGGCTCATCCGCAACGAGATGCAGTGGATCTACAGCACGACGCACTGGCTTGACCCGGTGGCGGTCGAGCTGCAGCGGCGGTTCTACGGCATGCCCAAGAGCGGAGCGAAGCGCAACGCCTACATCCGGGACATGGCATTCGATGCGCACAAGTGGCTGCGCAGCGCCATCGCCCCCGAGAACCTGGCTGCGTTCAAGGCCGACGAGCGCACGATGAAGGGGATGATCGGCGCGCTGCGCCGGCACGGCGACAAGGCGCGCGCCGCGCTGGAGCCCCTGCGGGAGCAGGAGGGCCGGGCCCGGGTGGCAGAAGCCCTGGAGCGGAAATTCGAGTTCGGATCGCCCTACGATATCTACCGCTCCCTCGCTGGTGAGGTGGAGGCGCGCACCACGCAGGCACGGCAGAGGCTCACAGCGGCCGAACGCCGTGCACGGCCCGTGCAGGCCGACATGGACGTGTCGCCGGCCGAGGCTATCGTGGTGGTCGGCGGCCACGAGATGCGCCTGCCGGACGTGCAGCAGGATCGCGGCGCCCCCGGGCCGGCCCATGACTTCGATGTGAACGCCTTCCTGCGCACGATGGAGGACACCCCCGCAGTGCCCGACGAGGCGAAGGCCCAGGCCGTGGCCCGCACGGAATCCGCCGCGGCGGCGGTCCGCTCCGGGTGGGCGAACGGCCCCGAGGTGGTGGTGGCGTTCGACATGGCCGACCCGAAGGTGCCGCAGCAGGTGCGCGATGCCGATCTGAGCCAGCGCAGCCGCGGCGCTGGGGGCTCTCCGGAGGGGTTCTATTTCGGCGGGAAGGTCTACCTTCTGGCCGAGCAGCTGCCACGCGAGCAGGACGTGGCCCGCGTGCTCATGCACGAAGCGCTGGGCCATCATGGGCTCGCCGGGGTGTTCGGCGCGGGGTTCGATGCGGTGCTGCAGCAGCTCGCACAGGCCCGGCCCGCCGAGGTGCGGCGCAAGGCTGCGGAGTATGGCCTGGACTACAGCGACCGGGCCCAGCGGATGCAGGCCGCCGAGGAGGTGCTGGCCGAAATGGCGCAGGCCCGTCCGGAGTTGGGCTTCGTGCAGCGCGCAGTGGCCGCCGTGCGCAGCTGGGCGCGGGCGCACATCCCGGGATTCGCCGACTTGCGGATGACGGACGCCGAGATCGTCCGGGACTTCATCGTGCCTGCGCGGGGCTGGGTCGAGCGCGGGCGCCAGGCAGTCGCAGCGCCGGCACGCGCTCGCGGCGCGCCCGCCCTGGCCTTCAGCCTACCGGCTGACGCTTTGGCCCAGGCCCGGGCGAAGTGGGCCGGGCTGGTCGATCAGTTCGTCCGTGGCGGGCTGGACGAAACTAAGACTTACGAGGTGCTGCCGTCATCCACGGCGGTGATGAAGATGCTGGGGCTGCCGGACCTGCCCGTGCACGCCGGTGTGCACGCCATGGACGCGCTCTACAACCACGGCGTGAAGCCGTCGCAGATGAAGCAGATATTGGACGAGCTGGCGAACCCGCGCATGGTTATGGTGTGGAACAAGGGGAGCCGCGGCGATCTGAGCCTGAACTTCATCACGTCGATGAGCAACGCCCAGGGCGAGCCATTCATCATCGCCGTGAAGCCCAACCGGAGTACGCGGGCGGGCCGGCACCATTGGATTGCCACAGTGACGCAGAAGCAGCCCCGAGCCATCTTGGACATGGTGCGCGAGGGCGGGGCGATGTATGTGGGGGAGGGGGAGATCGCCGGGGTCGGCTCGCAGGAGATGCGCGAGGCGCTGCGCTTCGCCAAAGAAAAACGAGGTAAGGAAGCCAGAGGTCTGATGCAAGCAATTGGCACCAGAGATAGCTTACCGAACCTCGTTCAGCGCGTATTGTACGCAAAGGACCTGGAGACCTTCAACGGCGCGCAGCCGCCCGGCACCGCCATGTTCAGCCGTGCCGGCGGCGCGACCCAGGCGGCACATCCGCCGCAGGGGCTGCTGGCCCGCCTGCAGGAGCGCGTGCGCCAGCTGACCAGCCCCGAGGCTGTGGACAGCTGGCTCTACAACTGGCAGGACAAGTTCATCGACCTGAAGCGCATCCAGGACCAGATCAAGGCCCTGAACGGCACCGTCAGGGAAACGAACGACGCCTACCGCGGCGAGGAGCTGTACCACAAGCGCGTGGCTAAGCGCACGGCCAACTTCCTGCGCGACGAGGTGCGGCCGCTGCTGGCCGCCATTAACGACGCGGAAGTGGGCATGGAGGAGTTCGAGCGCTTCCTGCACGCGCGGCACGCGCCGGAGGCGAACCGCGTGCTGGCCGAGCGCAACCCCAGCGAGCAGGAGCTGAACCAGAAGCGCGCCGACGCCGTCAAAACCGTGGCGAAACTGCGCCGGCAGCTGCAGCACGCCCGCGCGTCCGGCTCGGTCATTAGCGGCATCCAGCGATCGCTGGGTCTCGCCATGGCCGAGGCCGACCGCTGGAACAGCGCCGAGGCTTTCAAGGGCACGGAGGAGGATCGCCTATCCCTGTCCGGCATGAGCGATGCCGAGGCCAAGAACGTCATGGGAGGCTACAGCCCCGAGCAGCGCAAGGTGATGGACGCGCTGGCCACGCGCGTGGACCGGATGAACAACATCACCCTGCAGACGCTCGAGCAGTACGGCCTGATGGATCGCCTGTCTATCGAGGCTTGGCGCAAGACCTACCAGCACTACGTCCCGCTGCACCGCGACGAGGCCCGGCCGGACAGCAAGGCGCATCCGATCGGGCAGGGCTTCAGCACGAAGGGCGACGCATCGAAGCGGCGCACCGGCTCCAACGAGAAGGTGACGAACATCCTGGGCCACCTGGTGATGCAGCGCGAGGCGGCGCTGACCCGTGGCGAGAAGAACAACGTCATGAAGCGCCTCTACGTGCTCGCGGCGCAGAACCCCGACGAGAACCTGTGGTCCCTGGAGCTGCCGAAGAAAAAGGCCATCGATCCCGACACGGGGCTGGTGCGCACCATGCCGGACATCGGGGCGCGCTTGCGCGACAATGTGCTGACGCTGCGCATCGGCGGCAAGGACAAGCACATCATCTTCAACGAGCGCAACGAGCGGGCGGCCCGCCTGGCGCTGGCGATGAAGAACCTGGACGCCACGGAGCTGGACCGCTTCACCCGCACGATGGGGCACCTCACGCGCTGGTTCGCGGCGGTGAACACCCAGTACAACCCGATTTTCGGCGTGCTCAACTTGGCGCGCGACGTGCAGGGTTCGCTGCTGCAGCTGTCGTCCACGCCCTTGGCAGGCCGGCAGCGCGAGGTGTTCAAGAACATCCGCAGCAACATGGGCGCCATCTACCAGGATCTGCGGCGCGAGCGGCAGGAAAGCGGTGGAGGGCAGGGACCGTGGGCCCGGCTCTGGGAGCAGCTGCAGCTGGATGGCGGCACCACCGGCTATCGCGACCTCTACACCAAGCCCGAAGACCGGGCTGCAGCGCTGCGCAAGGCGCTCGAGCAGCAGGGCGCGAGCCGCGCTGCAGGCATGGCGCGCGGCGTGGGCGAGTGGCTTTCCGACTTCAACGAGACGCTGGAGGCCTCCACACGCCTGGCCGTGTACAAGGCTGCACTGGATGCTGGCCAGTCGCGCGAGGCCGCGGCCAGCTTGGCCAAGAACATCACGGTGAACTTCAACCGGAAGGGGCGCAACACGTCCGTGGTGGGCAGCTACTACGCGTTCCTGAACGCCGCCATTCAGGGCAACGTGCGCATGCTGGAAACCCTGGCTGGCCCGGCCGGGCGGAAGGTCATGGCCGGCGGGGTAGTCCTGGGCATGCTCTCGGGGCTGGCGGGCGCGCTCGTCATGGGCGGGGGCGGTGCGGATGACGAGTGGAAGAAGATCCCCGACTTCGTTAAGGAGCGCAGCATCATCATCCCGCTGAGCCGGCAGGACTACGTGGCGATCCCGATGCCGCTGGGCTTCCACGTCTTCCCGAACATCGGCCGCAAGCTGGTGGAGTTCGGCATGCACGACGACCCGACCAAGAGCCGCGCCGGCCACCTGGCGGACATGGCCATGATCGCCCTGAACGCCTACAACCCGCTGGGCGGGGCCGACAACATCATGCAGATGCTGGCGCCCACGCCCTTCGACCCGGTGGTGGCGCTGATGGAGAACAAGGACTGGACCGGCCGGCAGATCTACAAGGAGCAGCGCAGCGGGCTTGATCCGAAACCCGGGCACGCCATGGGCAAGGATTCGGTGACGCCGCCTGCGCGATGGGTGGCCCGCCTCCTCAACGATGCCAGCGGCGGCAACGAATGGCAGCCCGGAAAGTGGAGCCCCAATCCGGACGCGCTGGAATACCTATTCGGCCAGTTCACCGGCGGCGTGGGCCGCGAGCTAACCAAGGCCGGGAACATGGTGACAGCCGCCATGACCGGCGAGGAGCTGGCGCCCCACCAGATCACCCTGGCGGGGCGGTTCTACGGGAACACGCGAGGCGTGAACGGCCAGAGCACGTTCTACTACGAGAACCTGAAACGCGTGAACACCAGCATGGCAGAAGCCAAGGGCAGGGTGCAGCAAGGCGAGGATGCCGAGGCGGTTCTGCTGGAAGTGCCGCTCGCGAAAGTGGACGGCCCAGCCAATGTGCTCGACAAGCGCGTGTCCGACCTGGTAAAGATGCGCCGGCAAATCCAGAAGGGCGACAGTCCCGACAAGCGCGCGCTCGTGAAGGAGGTGAATCTTGAGATCGAGCAGAGCATGTACCTGCTGAACAAGGCGGTGGAGCACACACTGGCCGAGCGACGCGGGCACTAG